AATTTTTTTAGCGGCTTCTTCACTCTCAGGTATAGCATGAGATGCGATTAATTGATAAATACCTTTTACAGTTTCATGTATTATCATAACAAAATCCAATGCCCTAACTTTAATTGTTGGATTAATTTCATTGAATAGTTTTGATACATCTTCATTATCATTGATACCTTCGCCTTGACCTTCGCCTTGACCTTCATCTTCATCTTCATCATCGCCACCAAAACCTTGTTCTTCAAGTTCTTTAATAATATCTTCCGCTGATTTTTGAGTATCTTCAGTTTGCTTTTTCCATGTAACCTCCACTTTACCTGCTTGATAATCTGGCATTTCTTGCCACATTTTTTTCTGCATTTCAGGTGGAATTACCCAATCAAAAATTTCATTTGATTTTAAAATATAGTCATATAATTCAAATAATTCTGGATTAATTGCATCTAATTCATCCTTAACTGAAAATATAATACGATGAATGTTTTTACCTTCACCTTGCATAATATTATTTAATATTTTTCGCTTAGCAACTTCTTCTTTAATATTTAATTTAATCTTTTCTTCTGATTTTGGTTTCTCACCTTTTTTAGGCTTCTTTTTAAATTCTTGTTCTTCTTTTTCTTTTCCTAATTCTTTCTGACGATTTTCAAAATCTAAACCTTTATTAGCTTCTTCTTCTTGTTCTTGTGGTGTGACAATTTGAATATCTAAATTAACATCATCCAATATGAATTCGTAGTTATCATATATAACCTTTTTTGCCAGTTCGGTTAGTTCTTCCTCATGACCTCTTTGTTCTTGAACCATTTTATCAATAGATTGCATAAATCTTCGTTGATCCACAGGTGTACGTCGAATTTGTTCGTCGGCTTCAGATTTAACCCTACGCATATAATCATTAGGTAATGCTGGATTACCTTTTAAATCAGCTTTTTCAAAAAAATTATTGAATTTTTTTATCATATTTATCGATAATTAAGTTTTTAAGACCTTTTGTCATTTCGTTATAAACTCTATCAACAACCTTTTCAATTGTTGCTTTTGGTCCTGGAATCACCGATGGCTCATCTTTCCTTATTGGACTTGGTCTTCCAGGTCTTTCTTTTCTACCTGGTTTTGTAGTTGGTTTAGTAGTTGGTTTAGTAGTTGGTTTCACTGGTGCAGTTTCAGTAGAATATGCCTCAAATGATTTCAAATATTTTAATTGTTTCATAAACAAAAGATTTTTTTATTATATCTATATATTATATTCTAAAATTACTTTTTTGGTGAAATATAATAATTTGAATTTTTTAGAAACATTACAACTTTTTTAAGATATAAATAATCGATACGTAGTTACAAAAAATAGAATATGAATAATTTAATTAAATGTGGCATTACGGGTGGTATAGGTTCAGGAAAATCATATATATCAAATATATTTAACACGAAGTATAATATACCGATATACAATTCTGATTTTAGAGCCAAAAATATAATGATTAATGATAATGATATTATAAGAGAAATCATAAATAATTTTGGTGAGGATTCATATATCGATGGAAAAATCAATAAAGAAAAATTCAATAACATATTGTTTAATGATAAAGAAAAATTATTATTAATGAATTCCATAATAATACCTAGAATTGAAAAAGATTTTGACGAGTTTTGTAACAGTCTTGAATCACCATATATATTAAAAGAAAGTGCAATTCTTTATGAAACCAATACTTACAAGAATTTAGACAAAATTATTTGTGTTATTTCTCACATAGAAAAAAGAATTGATAGAGTCACAAAAAGGGATAACATAACAAAAGAATTATTTTTGAAAAAACATTTCAAACAAGCCAGTGATAATGATAGAATTAAAATATCTGATTATACAATATGTAATAATGGTGATAAATTAATTGAACAAATTGATGACATACATAATAGTCTTATTAATTTTTCGAAATTAAAAAATAATATATAATTAAAAATATCAATTATATATGAAAGTTAAAAAATTTAATGAGAAAGTAGAAAATTATGAATTCTATAAAATTATAGATAAAGGTAAAGAACATATTTGGTTTGGTAAAAATTTCATAAAAGATAAAAAGACTATGGTTACTGTCAATCCAAAAGAAATTGAAGAAATTAATCCTACAAAAACTGCAATTAAATTAACAAATGTTCCACCTCAATGTATCATAGACAATGAAGGTAAATGGTTTGTAATTGAACCATATTTAGGTAAAGATGTAATCGAAATAGAACCTGCTTAATACTAAAAAGTAAATGAAAAATTTAGAATATCGATATAAAAGACAAGATTTATTCGATATAACCAAAAAAAGTCTGCAATCATATTCATTCGATGGTTTAGATAGATATGTATATTCCAATGTAAATTTATCAATTTTTATAACAGATTATTGCAACGCTAGTTGTGAATTTTGTGTTGCTAAACTCAGGTATCAATGTAATAATTTAGAATTCATTAAACCTACAATTCAAGATGATTCAGAGTATTTTGAAAGACTTGAAAAGATTTTGGCAACTGTTAGACCGTTAAATCCAAGTGTATCGTTGACTGGTGGAGAACCAACAGCATCGCACAGAATTATTAAAATCATAGAACTTTTAAATAAATATGATTTTCGTAAAAGAACTATCACGACAAATGGAACATATCTTTTAAATAAAATCGGTAATGATACATTATTAGACATACTAATCAAGAATGGTTTTCAACACCTGAACATTTCAAGAGCACATTACGACAATGAGAAAAATAACAAAATGATGTTATTTGAAGCACTATTAGACTTAGAAACCATAACTAAAATATGTAAAGATAAAATTCGTGTAAGATTGAGTTGTATTTTATCTAAAAATGGTGTTGATAGTGTTTCAGAAATGAAAAATTATATGAATTTCGCATTAAAATATAATATAGATAATGTAGTTTTTAGAGAATTAATGAATTACGATGAAAGTAAAATAGACCAAACAAAACCAATACATAAATATTGTGAAAGTAATAGAATACATTTGAATGATATATGGGAAAATATTGATAACGATAGTGATTTCACTTTTATAGATCAAATTTTAGGTTACTATTATTATGTTGAAGTTTATAATTATAAAGGTATTGCAATGGTTTCAGAATCAGCTGATTTGAAGAAAATTGCAATTGAAAAAGAAAAAACTACAAAAATACTAGATAAACCTGTTGTTTATGAAATGGTTTTTCATCCTAATGGATATTTGAATGGTTCTTGGCGTGAATTTGAAGATATATTAATGAAATATGATTGAGATTAAATACAACGGAAACAATTTAGAGTTTCTTGAAGAAGTAAAAAAGCAATTTAATTGTGAAAATTGCTTGTTCAGAGCATCCGAATTCGAAGAATTGGATAGAATTTTAGAGTATGGAACTGACAGGGGTGGTTATCCGCCTAAAAAATGGGAAGATACAACAAATATTCCCTATGATTGTGTAATATATGCAACCACAGAACAAGATATAATTAATGCTGAAATTGATAAAACAAAGTCATCTAGTTTCAAAAAATTTGATATTATTGAAAATCCCATATTAATTCTCTATGATATTAGAGGGTTTACGAAAATTGAAGATCGTCAATGGATATTTTTAAATCCATCTGATAAAAAGAAATATTTACTCACTATAATAAAAGTAATAAAATGAAAAGGTTTTATTTTGCTTTAACGAATAAATGCAATAGAACTTGTAGGTATTGTAGTTGCTTTTCTAGACCTGATAGAAATACATTTTTACCATTTGATGTCATTAAAAACTACATTGATGGTGAACCCAATGATTTTGAAATACAACTTGAAGGCGGTGAACCATTATTACATCCAGATTTTTACAATATAATAGAATATTCTTTAAATACAAATAGATGTAAACGGATTATATTAACTACAAATTTTGCAGTAGTAACTGATATTGATATGTTTATTAACCAGTTAAATTTTGATAATTTAACTAAATTTTCATTAAAACCAAGTATAAATCACGAACTATATAATGATGATCCTGATTTATTTGAAAAAATGAAGATTTTAAAAAGTATAATTTCTTTATTTCCTAAATTTGAATTGATATTCAATGTGAGATTAGATAAGACTGAAAAGGATAGTATCATATTGAAAAATTTAGAAAAAAATAATTTAAAAGAAAATTCCAACATTTTTTATTACCAACGATATGGTTATGCCAGTAATAACGAAAATTTCGATTTACCTTTTATTATAGATAATCCTGTAGATTTTCATTTAATATCTCCTGATGGTAAAGATTTTGGTATGGATTTGATTGCTAGAAGTGAACATATGAAGTTATTACTCTAAACTTTTTTATTCATTCTAAGTATAATTAAAAAATAATTATATACACATGATTGTTGATTGGGAATACCGTTCTGGAAATTTAGTTATGAGTTACATAGATGCATCAGGTCAGATAAAATTAAAATATTATCCTTGGTCAAGACCAACAAAATATATAACTACTACCGATGATGATAAAGATAAATCTGGTAAGTATGTTCGATGGGATGGCAAAGCAATTAAACAAATCTATACTAAAAGACCAAATAAGTATTCTGTTCATGATTTATTAGATGAACTTCCAGAAGAAGAACAAGCAGAATTATTTGATTATCAAGAGCCAAATATCTTTTTTATAGATATTGAAACCGAAATTTTAGATAAAAAACCGCAACCACATTTAGCAGAATCTGCCATATTATCTATTTCAATTGTTAACAAGAATAAAGTTCTTGTTCTTGGAACTGATCCACTCACACCAGAAGAAATCAAATCAATCGAGAATGATATAAATGAAAAATATGGTAATAAATTTGATAAAGTATATGAATTTGCTTATAGTAAATTCAATACGGAATATGATATGCTATTGAATTTTTTTAAAGCATTTATTCCAAGAATGTCTGTTTTAAGTGGTTGGAATTTCATTGACTTCGACTGGGTTTTCTTGGTAAATCGTGCAAGAAAAATAGGTGTTGATCCTACATATGCATCGGTAACTCGTAATTTAAAAGAGCCAAAGATGAAAATGAATAAGTATGATGAAATGCCTGCACATAGAATTATAGTCGACTATATGCAATTATATCAGAAATGGGACACTGCAATCAAGGTTAAAGAATCAGATGCACTTGATTTTGTTTCTGAAAAATTATTAGGTGTAAAGAAAGTCGGATATGATGCCAACTTAAAACATTTATATGAGACTAGTTTCAGGGATTTTATATACTATAATGCTATTGACTCTGTGTTGGTTCAATTAATACACGAACAACAAAAATATATAGATATTCTATATGGTATAGCAACACTATCAAGGATAGCAGTAACTACTGCATTTTCGACATTAGCAGTAACAGAAGGCATTTTAAGAAAAAAATTGAGAGATGAAAAGAATATCATTTTATGTCGAGATGAGAGTGATTCAGTCGATGAAGATGATGAAGAACAAATCAAAGGTGGTTTCGTTCTACCACCAAAAACAGGTATGGCTTCCTGGACAACTTGTTATGACTTTGCATCACTATATCCTACAACAATGCGTCAATTTAATATTTCCGCAGATAGTTATAAGGGTCAGAAAATAAAGAATAAAGACTTAGCATTGTTTAATGGTCATCAAATTGAAATAGAGCCAACTGACATAGTTCTAAATAATGATTCAGTCTTCAAAAATGAAGAAGGTGTCGTCAGTAAAGTTATGAAAGAAATTTACTCTGAAAGAAAAAATTTCAAAGGAAAAATGATGACCGAACACGAAAAATTAGAACAACTGAAAGAGGAATTGAAAGAAATAAAAAATAGTATGATAAAATGAAAAAATTGATTTGTGTCCTTTGTGGACAAGAATGGGGTATGTTTAATAATACGTGTGAAAATCCTGAATGTAAGGGTTTTTGTACATGGGGTTATGAATTAAATAAACCTTCAAGTTTTACGATAAATGAGGATGGTAAATGGGTTCTAAATCCACCACCAAGAGAAAAAATAAATTGGTTCAAAAAATTATTTAAGAGAAATGATAAACATTAAAGATATAGTAAAAAATAATAATATAGCAAAAATGGATTATGCTATAGCAGGAAATCTTTATTATAAAGTTGAGACTGATGATTATCAATATATATTTTCGATTAATATGAAAGATGAAAATGATGTTGGAACGGCTACATTCAATTCAGAAGAAAAAGCAATCACATTAATGCGCTGGATTAGAAAGGCAATCTGTAACGGTACATTAGTAGCTATTAAAAAATAAAAATATAAATGATAATTTATTTTCGCTTATGATAAAAATAAAAAATGGTTATATTTCTTTCCGATACCAATGTTAGGTATTATAATTAAATTAAAAAATAAAATATGATAATTGAAAAAGATGAAGGATTATTTGGGTGCTAAACGATTATTATCATATGCTGTCCTAAAACTAAAATCATCACCAGTAAGTTGATATGAATTTAATAATTTCAAGTTAATTTCTACGGTTGAAGAATATTTATCGAACATACTGATAGTTATATGCTGTGATTTAATATATAAAAATGCTGGTAATAAAAAATAATATATAAGTAAATGGTAATGTTTAATCATAATAGATATATAAAAAAATTCAAAGAACATATAGAATCTATGGGTTTGGAATTTAGGTTTCCATTAAATGAGATGTTTTATACGCCGAAAGAAACATTATATAACGTTGAAGAAATTACTTCTACAAGGTTTAAAGACCATTACGATTATGATATATGGTTTGATACCGATAAAGCATTAATTGAAACAGGGCATACATATGTAGTTCAATTTATTTATTATGAAGATTTTATTGGTGAGTTTAAATATAAACCACTTTTGAATGTTTCTTTTACAACAAAAGAACAATATTTCTTGTCAAAAGATTTAAATGAAGACGATGCAGAAAAAATTTATGAAATGCCTACCAATAAAAATGAAAGAGAAGAATTAATGCAAAGACTATTATACATATTTAAAGAATTTCATATAAAATATGGTTATGTTGTTTCTGCATATGTTGTAGGTGAAACAGAAGATACAATAAAAATAAATTACTATAGAAATTTAATAAAAGATTCCCTTAAAAATGTTAAAGAAACTATTGGTATTTCATCAATAAATAAAGATAAACCAGTATATTATTTCGAAGTGATAAATTCAAACTCCGAATAATTCTTGTCTAATATCATTAGATAATTATAATATTTCTTAGTTTCTTCTGCTTTGGCTATACAACGTTTTTTATGAATATTGAACCAATATGAAGACTTAACTTCAATCACCAAATTATATTCAGGAAGATAAAAATCTGAAAAATAGAATGTTTGTTCTTCTTCATAAATATATTTAATAGTCTTACCATTTTCTATTTTAATGCTATCATAATATTTATCTAAAAAGTCTAATTCATAAGAACCCTGATAATGTAAGTCTGTATCTCTGTATCTTTTCCTTATTAATGATTTTATAGATACATTATCGAAAAATTCACGATTTTGATTCGGATAATCAGTGCCATAATTTTTATTATTTGTCTTTTTTGTCTTCTCTCTTAATTTAATGCTTTGTTGTGCATACTCTACACCATAATTTTCTAAACAAGTTTTTCTACTTTTTTCTTTACAACCTTCATTTTGAAATGGATTAATACAATCATATCTTTCGATATTAGTTTTTTCAGCCTTCTTTTTTACTTCTTCATTTTGATGTGGATTCTCACAGCCGAATTTTTCTAAACAAGTTACCTTACTTTTTTCTTTAACTGAATTTAATTGAAAAACATTATCACAACCATATTTTTCATTCAATGATTTTTGACGTTTTATATTAATACATTCTTTTTTACTACAATAATATTTATTGTTTTGATTAATTTTATTATATGTTTGATATTTCATTTCTTTTTGTGAACCACAATTATCACATTGACATAGAACTTTTACGTGACTATTTTTAGATAATTGTTTTACTTTCACTTCAATTTCTTCACCTATAAAATATATTGTTGATAAATTCATAGATTTTCTATTAGAACTATTGACTTTTATTTTTACTTTTTTTGTTAGTAACATATTTAGGACTTTGTTTATATTTATATATAAAATTATTAAAGTCAAAAAATAACAAAAATGTAAATATGATAAAGGTTTTAGTAATTAGTGGAGATAATGACGGGGTTGGTTTGTGGCGTTTATTTATGCCACATCTTACAATAAATGATCCTGAATTTTCAGTTGATGTTCGTCTATTAAGTGATGGAACAATTCCATTATTAAGTGAAGATTTCATTAAACAGTATGATATTTTCTTCTACAATAAAGTTATTCCATTTAAAGATGAATCGATGAAAAATCAATTTATGAATAATTGTAGAAAAAACAATGTCAAAATTATATACGATATTGATGACTATTGGATTTTGGATTCTACTCACTTAAACTATAAGGCTTGGCAACAAAATGGTTCTCAAAAAGTAATTGAAAACTTATTATCTGAAGCTGATGCTGTAACTACTACAACACCACTTTTTGCTGATTTAGTTAGACCATTAAACTCAAATGTTTATGTTTTAGAAAATGCGATTAACTTAAAAGAAAATCAATGGTTAAATAAAAAAGTTCCATCAGATAAAATTAGATTTATTTGGGGTGGTGGTATTTCTCACATTGTTGATTTACGTTTATTAAAAGATCAATTTCAAAAATGTGATAAAGAATTTTTGAATAAATGCCAAATATATTTATGTGGTTATGATTTACGTATTCGTATGCCTGATGGTTCTACTACATTTGATTCACCAAGAACAAGTCAATGGGGTTTCTTTGAAAGTATATTTAATAATAACGGTAAATATCTTAACGGTAAATATAATATGTTTTTAAATAGTTTTACACAAAATGATACAACTAATTATGGTTGGAACCCAGAATTCAAAGATGAATACTATCAAAGAAGATTTACTAAGGCAATCTTACATTATGGTACAATGTATAACGAAGGAGATGTGGCATTAGCGCCTTTGAAAAATAATCATATGTTTAACTATTCTAAATCACAATTGAAATTAATTGAATCTGGTGCTCACACATTACCACTAATTGCATCTAATTATGGACCTTATACTATTGATGATATTGAGGGTAAGAAAGATGGTTTGCAAAAAGGATTTTTAATTGACGAAAATAAACATAATTGGTATGAAAAAATGAAATGGTATCAAAAGAATCCAGAAGCAATTAAAGAACACGGTGCTAATAATAGAAAATATTGTGAAGAACATTTCTCAATTGATGTCGTTAATAAGAAACGTATGCAATTATATAAAGATGTATTAGAAGGTAGAAAAAGTGATATATAATAAAAATATATACAAATAAAAACCTATGAAATACATTAAAAAATTTGAAAAATTAGAATCTTCTGAAATAACTCCTGAATTAAAACAGGAAATAATCGAGTATATGGAAAAAGAATTTCCATCAGAATGGTTTGATCAAGAATTATCACAAAGAGCAAGTGATTATATTAGCGATGATGATGTAATAGGTTATGGAACAGAAGAAGAACCTGACTATGAAAGTCCAGAAGACGCTTATTGTAATCTATGTAATGGTGGTGCTATTGAATATGATTTAATGCATGAAATTGAAGAAGATGTAAAAGAAAAATTCCATATAAATGATGTTAGTTTACTTTATGATATAGTAAATGACTATTTGATGGATCATTGTGAGTGGTACGATAGATTTGTCTTTCATAAATCTACTGAAGGATATAAATCCATAAGTGATAGAATTTTTGGTAGTACTGATTTAGAATTACCTTCTTAACCACCAATCACCAAACTAATAACGATTATCGTAACGATAAATATTGAGTATATCAATAAATACAAATTGTCTTTCAATAATGTTTTCATAATTTTAAAATTATTTTTCTAATGTAAATTTTATAGGTAAATTAAATTGAACTCTTGCAGGTGTATTATTTTGTCTTCCTGGATTCCATTTAGGCATACCGTTAACAAGTCGTATTGCTTCTTCACCACAACCACCACCTATATCCTTTAATAATTTAACATCAGTAATACTACCATCTGTTTCAATAACAAAGGTAACTACGACAGTTCCTTCTATTCCTGTCTCTTTAGCAATTTTTGGATATTTTATATCAGAGCCCAAATATTTATACATAGCCACATCACCTCCCACAAAAGTTGGCATAACACTTACAATCATTAAAGCTGGTGGTTTTTGTTCTATAATATTATTTGGCTTCATAACCGAAGTGGTATCAATCTCATTTGTGATAATGTTATTCGTGTTTCTTGTATTCAATTCATCTTGATTCAAAATATCCGTATTCTCTACAGTATCACTTGTTATAACTGGAGCCGTAAAACGAAGTCTTTGTTCTAATTCTTTAGGTAATTCAGGAGGTTTAGGTAATTCTATATTTTCTGGTGGTTTAGATAATTCTATCATTTCTGCCATAACCATATTTTCAGTCGTAATGGATCGTGCTTCCTTGAATACAAAAAATGGAATTAAAACAATTATGATAAATGATGTAATCGTAATAATAAGACTTTTGGATAAAAAATTATTATATCCCTTTCTTAAGAAATAAGCACCATAGGCTTTATTTCTATTTTCGAAAATAATGTCATCTTGTTTCATAGCCTTTTATTTTTATATATTAACATAAAAATAGAAAGTTTGTATGAAAGCCTTATGTACCAAGGTAAAGGCGGTATATTATCAGTTTAAGGTAGGAAAAAATCAGTTTACGGTATTTAGAATCATTTTAAGACATTCCTCAATATTATTATCTCTTGTATTTAGATACAAAAAATCTTTTTCTGGTGCTTCATACATAGAAAAAGATTTATATTTTTCTTTTCTTTGTGCATCAAGTGCATCACAATATATTTCTAATGTTTGATGTTTGCTTTTAACATAATCTCGTTGATCTCTAAATGGAGAAATCAATGAAACAATCACAACAAAACCTTTATTAGCAAGTAATAGTGCCGCGGTTGCTGCTATTTCAACATTCTTACGTCTTCCTGTTTCTGAATAATCAAAATTTTGATAGACATCTCGTAATTCATCACCGTCTATATTGAAAACAAGTTTTCCCTCATCTCTGAGAATTGTTTCTAATTTTTTAGCTAGTGTAGTTTTACCACTACCTGCTTGACCTGTAAACCATATTATCATTCGGAAAAATTTATTTTTATTTTACAAAAAATCACTTTTATTTATTTATATATAATAAAAAATTGTATCGAGTCAATTAAAAAATAACAACAATTATATATGGCATTAATTCGTAAAAGTTCGTTAGACCAACTAAAAAAACTAAGGGGTGAAGTAAATAAAGCAGGTGGTGACATCGCTGATAAAGTAGCCAAAGGAAGTAGGAGAAAAGAAAATAAAATGGCTAATAGTATCTGGATGGATAATCCCGTTGATCGTCAAGTAGATACGATTAATCAACATATTCATATTGAAAATGAAAATAGAGTAGTACCGTTTTCTGAATTTAAGCAAGTTAATGAGGATGTATCTGTTTTTACAGAAGGTCCAGATGTAGATAAATCACCACAAGATATTATGAGAGATATGAATAATGTTAAAAACTGGTCTACTTGGGTAAATCTTAATAATACTAGACAAAATAGAGATATTAGTGCTGGTAAATATATTAATGTTGGTGAAATTAAAGGTTATGTTAACCGAATTGAAGGAAATAAGATTTTTATTGAAACATTGAATGGCGACAAAAATCCAATCAAAGAATATAATATTAAAGAAGTTTTCAAGAAACAGAAAGATGATAAAATTGAATTAGAAAAACCAGAAAAGGCTAAACCAACAAAGGTTGATAGTAAAGTTTATGGTGGAAATATCCTACAGAAAAAGGAACATCTGCTTCTGATGATAAAATTGCAAAGAAAATTTATATTCAAAAATTTTCTGATGTAAATGATAAATTAGAAGGTCCAAAAAAGTAAATAATTATGAAATACATTATAAGAGCAAAGTTTCCAGAATATAATGAATTTATAACAATACCTTCCAAGATTAAATCATTAATCGAAAAACATGATGATGAATCTTTTGATTTTGTAGTTGGTGATTTAGAAATAGTTAAACAGAAAAAACCTGCAAAAGAAATTGAAAAGTGGACAAATCAAAAAAGAATCAACACCAAAAAGTGTATTGGTGATAAATATTTATTAAAAACAAAAACAGCATTATACGAAGTTGAAATTGTTGATGAAGGTTTTTGTAAAATTAAAGAGAAAAGTGAAAAAACTAATGAGGTTTTAACTTTTACTCAATTTCTAAAATTAGAAGATTAACCATCCATTTTAGCCCAATGACAGGCAATATAACCAGAATTTTCTTCCATTTTCTTGAATCTTAATCCTAATGAAGCCATTTTTAAACAAAAAATCCAATCATGCCCATAACCTGTAGAGAATAATTCATGATTTTTAAGAATAGGTAAATTTCTATGACTGATTGAACTTGTACCGATTGAAGCAAATCTAGTTTCAACGACTCTCAAATATAATTTACTAAAATCTTTTTCCATTAAAAGATAATCATTATAATATATCATATCTATATCTGGATTATTCTCAAATTCTTTATTAATTTTTTCAAGATGGTCTTTCATAATAACATCATCATTATCTAGATATGAAATAATGTCACCTTTTGCGGCTTTAATACCTTCATTACGAACACCACCACCATATATCGGCTGTTTTGGAACCATTATAATATCAACTAATGGATTACTTGCCCATTTTTCTTGATATATTTCAAAGGTTTTAGTGCAACCATCAGATACTATAATTAGTTCTTTATCTTGATGTGTTTGTTTTAAAAATGATTCAACGGCTCGAATATATTTCTTATCACGGTTTTCGGCACTTCTACCACCATATTCACCCAAAAAAGAGGGCATTATTACTGATATTTTCATTCATTTATGTTATTTTTTAAGATTCTCTCCAATTTTTTACGTCTGTAAAAAATTGTAAAATCATATTCTTCATCTAATTTAAATCCAATATAATTTGGTTCTACTACTCCTGGTATTGATGTTACAGAATAATCAAAACCATTAGGATAAGATAAATTGTCTATTAGTTGTCTAATTATTTCTATTTTTAGATTAAATTCACTAAGTATATGTGATTCACTTTTCGGAATTTCATATATTGGTTTACCATCTATTCTTGATTTACCTAAGTATTTAATCATATCTCAACACTCTCCTTAATTTTTGTTTTCTTTGAAATATTTTAAATTTTTTATTATATATCATATAGTCATCCAAATATTTATAAGGATCTATACCATATAATTTTAAATCTTGTATTAAATCAACATTAACATCTATATTAACGCCTTTATAGTTTATTTTCATACTGATAGTTATCAAATTTTTTATTTTTTGAACTGAGTCTCCATTTGATTGTTGGAATTGGTATGTATATCTTACAATTATACTGCAACATCCATTTTTATGTTAGGATGTGGATTATAATTAGTTATTTTTATATCATTATATCTGAAATCATAAATATTTTTAATATCCATATTTAATTCTAATATAGGTGCTGTTTGTGATTCTCTATTTATCATTTCTTTTGCCGCATCCAATTGATTTTTATATAAATGAACATCACCACCTGTCCAAATGAATTCATCAGGTATCATATTAACTACTTGTGAAATCATATGTAATAATAGTGAATATTCTGTTACATTATATGGAAAACCCAATCCCAAATCACAACTGCGTTGGTACATTTGCATAGATAAATACCTTTCTGGTATATTATTATCCTCCATTAATATTTTGTGCCATTCCGCATTTCGTTTCATACTAAAATCCATTTTTTCGCTAAGCAATGATAATCTTACCTCGTGAGGTATTTCTTTAGTATAAAATTGAAACATCATATGACATGGTGGTAATAACATAGAATCTAAATCATTAGGATTCCAAGCACTAACGATGATTCTTCTTGAATCTGGATTATTTTCTAATTCATCGATTGCGGCATCAATTTGATTGAAACCTGGAAAATGAACATTTTGCCAACCGATGTGCTCTACTAATTTAGTTCCACCTCTGGTATGTTTGTATTCTGTTTTCTGTTCAATTTCTTGGTTATAACCACCAAAATCTAACCATTGTTTACCATAAACTGGTCCCAAATCACCATAACTTAAAGCAAAATCTTCATCTTTGATTATCTTCTTTTCGTAATCTTTAATATTTAATAGTTTAAATTCTTTAATTGTAAATTTATCTTTTAAGTCATTTTCTTGATATTTTTTGATAATTTTTCTTCTATATTCTTGATAAGGCCATTCTGTCCAGAAGGTTACACCATTATCCAATAAATATTTAATGTTTGTGTTGCCAAATTTTTTATATTTATCGTCATATGCACCTAAAAACCAAAGTAATTCATGAATTATAGATTTGATATGAATTTTTCTTAAAGTAAGTAATGGAAATCCTTCTGACATTTTAAATCTCATTTGGTGACCGAAAATTGACCGTGTACCAAAACCTGTTCTATCCATTTTATCGGTTCCTGTATTAATTATAAGATTTAATAAATCTTTATATTGTTTATCCATAAATGAGTATATTATTTTTATTCTTATATATTCTGAGAGTAAAAGTTTAATGATAGTAAAATTAATATATATTTTTTATGAATGTTATAATAGATAAAACAAAAATAATCAAAAAATGGAAAATACTTCTTAAAACATTTAAACAAGAAGATTTAGAAAATTGGTTTGATATTTATATGGAACCATATTGTCCAATTATGGAAGAAAAGATTAGAAAACAATTAATATACGAAAGAAAAAGAAAACTAAGAAAAAATAAACTTAAACGAATATTAAAAGATAAATTCTTCTAATTTTTCAATTATATCTTCATTATATTTTATTCTTAATAAGCCAATCTTATTATTCTTACAATAATCAGTTTTTATTTTATCTCTTAATTGTATTTCTTTAAATGCTTCTTCTGCTTTTTTGCCCCAATATAATATTGGACGATAATGTTGTTCACCATCAAATTCGATACATAAATTATATTCTGGTAAATAAAAATCAAAAGATAATAAACCTTTGTGACGGCAATCATTAAATTTTTTCTGCCTTTCAAATATAATATCATTTTCTTTTAAATATTTGGAAATTTTAAGTTCACCTTTACTTTCAGAACAAATAGGACAACCTTGTCTAGCATTTAAATGATCACAAGGTTTTTGTGGAAATATTCCATGAACAGGACAAATAATGTCAACTTTTATTTTACTTCTTTTATAATCAACTAATGAATAATTGTATTTATCACCATGAACTTTTCTTGCCTTTTCAATAAATTTTTCGTTATCATCAGTTCTATTTTCCATATCACATTTTGGACAACATCTTTTTTTATTAATATGATAATGTAAACAAGTTGGAAAATCACCGTGTTTTGGACAAGTAACCAAAACATCATCAGTCATACTGGTATGGTCTTTTATTTTATCGTAAATATATTTATTGTTATGTATTATATTTGCTCGTTTTATTAAATCTTCTAATTTATTTCTTTTCTTACTAACATATTTTTCTATACCACATTTTTTACAACCATGACCCCTCATATGTTCATCAGCAGGTTGTGTGAATTCACCATGAATTGGGCATATAATATCTATATTAAAATCACTACCAATATAATTACTTTTAGAATAATCATATTTATAATTATGAACTTTATTAGAACGGTCAATAAATTCTTTTGTAGTTAATTTTTTCATATTCTTATATATTAATTTATAAGCAATAAAAAAAAGGAGAAATAAATTTCTCCTTTTTGTTTTTCGTTTGTATCTTACGATTAGATAAGAACTCCGTTTGGATCTGTAACACGGATTTCCATAAATTGTTTCCACGGAAAAAAGCCTATGTCCGCAACTGCGTAACGACTGCGTATGAGCATTCGAGGTGCCCACGTCGCCTCTGATATTAAGCTGATTGATTGTGCCATTAAGTAAGGTATGAAAACCAAACCTGGTTGATCAACGCTATTTTTTCTACCAAGATAAATCTTGTTGTCATCCCATCTCATATAAGGGTCAACGTAGATTGCAATGTTACCAATATTACCCATTGGGTATAATTGACCGTTAGTATTCAATTTACCAGCGTTAACTGGGTTAATTGTATAACCAGCGATGTCTTGGATAACAGATGCTAAGTTACCATTTGTAACAAGGTATTGAGCAGGACCAACTCTACCGTCAGTTGCAATGAAGTTTGATGCGTTGTTAATCTTAGCAATCATTTTTCTTTGAATTGAGTGAGTTGTTTCACCACCTGGTGCAGGACCGAAACCAGCAGGACCAACATAAGCATTAACATCAAAGTCAAATTTACTTACACCAGCAACTATAGGAACGGTTGGGCTTATTCTGTTTTGTGCACCTAAGTTTTTAATTTTAGAAACAATTTCCTTAGAAATAGTTTGGCTAAGTTCGTTAATCAAAACTGATTCAAGTTTTTGAACGATATCCATACCAGTCGATGCTTTGATGTCCTCAATTTGAGTACGTTTCAATGCTGAACTGATTTCAATATCACCAACCTGAATTGATTTGGTGAATACGTCTGGACCAATTACACCTGGATAGATTTGTTCGTCTTGTAGACGTGTCATTGGGTTGTTCATATTCCAACCTGCTGAGAAACCAGGAATGTGGTCTTCCATAACTGACACTAAATCAATTGTTGCACCAGTTAATGATACATTTGAATGTGTTGAACCAGTTGGATCATCCCATAGATTTTGAATGACTGTTCCATCATTCAAAATGAAATTCAATGAATATTGGTCATTGTCAAAAGTGTTTCTTGTTGGAATAAATCCCCAACTTGTTCCAGGAGTACCTGCTGTGTTACCCCAACCAGAGTTTGCAGATGTATTGATTTGACGGAATGTTCTAAACATTGGCCATCCATCGATACGAGAGAATCCTAAGAATTCTAACCATCCTTGACGACCTGCGGCTGAACCAGCAGTGTAAGAAGGTTCGGTTGTTGTTGGTGTAAATGCAGGACCACCAGTACCAGTTTCAAAATAGGCAGCTTGTGTTCCACCTGAAAGGTGAACAAACATTCTATTTGATAAACCACCAACTAATTCAGTTAAACCAAAAGAAGTCATGGTATAATGTAAGAATAAGTTTAATGTAGTTTGTGCAGTACAGTTAAGTTTGAAAACCAATGGTCTTTCGTCTTTTTCGCCAAATGCTGAATTATAATCACTATTGTTGTCATATTTGAAATCAACAAATAGTAACTCGATTCTTGGAGAAGAAGTAGGTTTCACTGCTACTAGGTCAAGACCTATTGTTTGTGCAGCAATTTTCATAGAAACTGGTAACAAGTTTTGTGCAACATCACCAGAACCTCTTGTGCCACCTAATGTATTACCGAAGTTAGAACCGTCGGTAGTCCATGTACCACCAGGCATTGCGCCCATAACAGGAGCAGATACACTACCCATGCCATTTACATTACCTAATGTTGAATAACCAACATTTTCAGTAAGTTTCATGCTGTGCATTTCAGCATATTCAGCCATCCAAGTTCTTTTTTCTTCGTCAGCAACTTTTAACTGATCAAGAACTGGTGCCCATTTTTTTAAAGCTTTTGCTTTGTCAACTATAAAATTCATAATTTGTTCTTTTTTTATTTATATATTTACTTTGGAAAGTCATTTTTTTCTAGTTGTCAATGGTATCAACAATTTCGTTGAAAGCCTTATCCCTCTAAGCAAATATTATTCTAAGTTCTTAATTTTTGCAATAAAATCGTCTATTTGTTGTTCAGATAACTTAGAATTATCGACTAAAACGTTTTCATTGAGCACTTGTTTATTCTCTTTAATAAGTGCATATTCTTCCAATCTTCTAGTACGCCAGAAGCTTTCAAATTTTGGTGCTGTATCCATTGTAGGATATAATTTTGCCTGATTTAAAATTGAACTTTTGTAATTTTCGTTTAAATTATTCCAATAAGATTTCAATTCAGTTGGCATATTTTCAAGCAACAGTTCTTCAAAAGATTTTCTGTTTACTGACAATGCATCATTCATAATTTTAAGAACATCAGATTCAGTATAAGGTAATGCTTCACTTTCGTTTATTGCGAATGTTACTTTTTCTTTATCTTCTGGACTCAAACCACGCCATGCTTGTTTGTACTTTTCAGAAAGGAACTGTAGATAATGTGGCTCTTGTGTTTCAGCGGCTTTACGTTTCTTAGTCTCTGTAATCAATTCAGCTACATATTTTGTGAATGAATTTTCATTCAATATATTATCGGCTACGATAAATTTCTTTTCTTGTACTGTAGTTTCGATTTCTTCACCTGTTTCAGAAAGTTTCAAAACTAATATTTGTGTTTCTGGTGAATAAGCCATAACTTCAGCTGGTTTTCCTTCATATGATCCAGTGGTTCCTGGTACAATTTCTTGTGCAGGTTCACCTTCGATTGAAGGAGTTTCATCTGATACTGGAAGTGTTTCACCTGGAATAGGTTCAGTTGCAATTTCACCTTGAACTGGTGTTTGTACATCTACTTGTGCTTCACCTTCTGGTGTTTGTACTTGTGCTGTAGTTTTAACTTCACCTTGAACTGGTTCAGTAACTGCTGCATCTGCTTGAACAGGTGCGTCTGCTACTGCAGGTTTTCTGAAATCATCATCGTCATCATAAAATCTGGTAACGTCTTCTAATTTCATATCAGGTAATTGAACACTTTCATTTAATTTACTTGTTTTCAAAGTTTCGATAGTATTATCTAAACCTTCTGCCAAGTATTTTGTGTAAGCTTGTGTATCTGATACATTTTCAGCAATATACTCTGCGTAGGCAATGTTATTGTCTAAATGTTCTGCAACGTATTCTACGTATTCGATTGATGTATCAAGATTTTCTGCTAAATATTCTGCATATGCAATGTTATTGTCAACATTTTCAGCCAAATATTCAGAGTAAACAATTGAATTATCAAGATTTTCTGCTAAATATTCTGCATATACTATAGAATTATCAAGATTTTCAGCAATATATTCTGAATAATTGATATTTTTTTCTAAGTTTTCTGCTAAATAATCAGAAAATTCGATATTTTTATTAACATGTTCTGCTATGTATTCTGCGAAATCGATGTTTTTATCCAATGTTTCTGCTACATATTCAGCATAGTCAATATTTTTATCAAGATTTTCAGCTAAGTATTCTGTGTAGTTAATTGATTTTTCTAAAGTTTCTGCTAAATAGTCATTATGTTCAATGAGTTTTTTAGAAGTTTCTTTTAATTGTACATTTTCATTTACTACGACTTGTACTTTTTCTGCTAAATAATCTAAATAATCAGCGACTTTTTCTTGCTGTTCTCTCATATTTTCTAAGATCTCAGCCATTCTTTCGATTTGTTCGGGAGCGGCATTACCGTTTTTTACGCCTTCGCTTAACACAGATTTTACGTTTTCTATTTCTTTTGTTAAGTAGTCACTATACTCCGTCATTTGTTGTTTTGTAACAAAATCACCTTGCATATTAAATAGTTCATTAATTTTTGACTCGTCAGATATATCATATATCCTAAAGTTAGCTGATTCATAAGGTAACCCTAATGATTCATTCATAGATTTTACTTCCATCCTTGCTGATGAGAAACCAGGGTCTGCTACTGCGTCATAAGTAAATAACTTTTTAACGGTAACTGTACCATCAGATTCTGTAATACCAGCGGCACGAGATGAAACAAAAATAGGGCAACCATCATCAACAAGTGCCTTAGCTTCCCTACCCCAATGTGTGCTCAATAAACGAATTTCACCATCAACACGATTTTTTTCTTTTACATAAAAAACGTTCTCAACGGTATGTGATACTCTCGATAAAGAGGTATCAAAAACGTCGGGATGATCAAATTCACCATAAATAACACCCATCGTCTTCTTTCTTTCAAGCAATTCACTCACATGTGGTAAAAACTTATCAGCAGTATAAATACGTTCATTTCTATTGACAATATTAAATTCCGTAAAAACACCACCCAAAAGATATTCCTTCTTCGTATTTGAAATTGAAGTAGATACACTTTCGTTGATTGGTTTTAACCCACTTGTACAATGCTCGATTATTAGTACTGGGTTATTTTTCTTCATATTTGATGTAATTTTTTATTTATATATTAACATAAAATAGTCATTTTTTTCTAGTTCGATTTTTTACTACATATATAATAAGGAATAAAATAAAAAACCAGAGTATTTAACTCTGGTTTTATGTTCTTTAGAATTGTGGTGCTTGTCCACCACCTGCTTGAGGTGTCTGACCACCTCCTTGAGGTGTCTGACCACCTGCTTGAGGTGTCTGACCACCTTGTGCTCCACCTTGTGCTCCACCTTGTGTTTGTGCACCACCTTGTGCCTGACCGCCAAAACCACCACCAGCACCTCCGCCACCAAATTCACCGCCAAACTCACCACCAGCGCCACCGCCACCACCTTCACTTGGTTCGCCTGTACCAGAAGCACCTGAGCCACCCAGCATCTTATACTTGTTATTTTCTTGAATATCTGCATCGGTCAATTTCATAATCTTTCTAACTATAAACTCAATATGTAAATATGGTTTTCCTTCAGCATCTTGTAAATTACTATTCAGTGTTGATGCAATATCTGCTCTTTTTGCTAAATTATTCAAATATTTCCATTCTTCAAATAAATCATTAGAATTGAAAATAATTTGAACAGTTGAATTAAACAGTATATCATCTTTTAATTCAGGAAAATCCAAAAACATTTGAATTCTTAATGGTTTAATAAGAATCTCTCTGAATAAAGTTCTTAATCGTTTAATAAATGTACCAAATTTAATTTCATCTCTTGTCATTTCAGCAGCATCATTAAAAACATTACCTCCACCTGTTTCAGTTTCGAAACGACTAAATGGAATTTTTGTTGCTCTTTTCAAATTATTATAAAACCATTTTAACATAGAATCTTCATTTAAATCTGTTCCTTGTGCAGCCATAATTTGCATATCTGGTTGACCACCATCTGGTGATGATGGAAACCAAAAATCCTTTGAATGTGGAATTGCAGTTGAGCCATTTATAGAAACTGTACCCATTGTTTCATCCCATGTAACTTCTTCATGATATTCAGACATTAATTGTAAAATTTGTTGTTCTGCAACTGCTCTTGTTAAACCTCCTGTTGGTATAATAAATTTTTTATAAATTGCTGCTTGATTAATATTATATAATAACCTTGTTTGTTCAACGAGTTTCAATTGATTGTATGGACGAATTAGATTCTCAACATAAGATGTTTCAGAATAATCATTGGCATTTGAGTATGAAATGTATATTATCTGTGCATCCAATAATATTCTCCTTAATTGTGGATTATCTGGATATTGAACCCAACAAACCGTTCCCGATTCTGGGTCGGTTGCAGGAATTAAAGTAATAGGATCAATAGGTTGAATTCCGATTACATTTTTTTGTTTATTGTCATATATAATTTCATATGAAATATAACCGTCGATTAGTAAATTTTTAAAATATATCCACGCGGTTATACTATCATTAAACCTAAAATCGTTGTAAATTCGTTTGAAGTTTTCTTGATATTTTTGTTTTATTGTATTATCAAATTCATCTGGTAAATCTTTCATCTTACAGAAATAATTATCATCATTAAATATGACTGTTTCATCTGCAATATCAGAAAGATATAATTTAATTTCATCTTTAATGGAATATTGTCGCAAAATTTTACGTTTATCTAAATATGCTCTATCTAAATATGCGATAGATTTTTGATCTAACATTTTTGCTATGACCTTTTTACTGAAAAGGTCATACATATGTGTCGATGGTTCAAGTAACATTACATCCCTTGGGTCTTCATTAATACCAACAGAATATGTATTTCTGATTAACATATCGTCATAATTCATTCCAAAACTCGAAATGTTTCTCAACATTCTATTGAAAAAACCTTTATTTTGTTGGTTTGCCCCACCGAGATTTGCGTTATTTGTTCCGTATCTATTGTATGTAGCCATTGTTAAAATTTATTTTTAATATTCGTATATATTAAAACTTTCGGGTTAAAAAATCAATCCTCAAAAAGTTTTAAATTCTTTTCAAATGTTCTTAATTTTTTGTAGTATTCTTCTGTATCTTCCTTATATTCTTCAATTAATTTATCCCATTGTTCGATTATTTCCGCTAGTTGATCCTTTTCTTTTGATGATGCTAACTTGGTATATAATTCTTTCATTACATTTGAATTTATTCTCTTTAAATCTAGAAATATAAATCTTGGTAATAACTTTGTAGATACTGAATAAACATTTTTAATTTTTAGAAGATCCAACGCACTAATTGCAAATTCGAATCTATCTTTCTTAAGTTGTTTATATATTTTTTCAAAATTTAAATTTTTAAATGTTCGTTCTTTTAAAACATTATTTAATACATCATTATAATCAAATATTGGTTTTTGCTGATTATAAATCATATTAAAAAATTTAATTTTATAAATGAAAGGTAGATATTGAAGATTTAAAATATATAAAATATTTTTATTATGAATAACTTTATATGCTAATGACATTACTGGACACCAAACTTGATTTCCATTATAATAGTATCTTACAAGATAAAACTTAAGTGGAACTTGATTACCTAAAAGAATTTTATTTGGTTTTATTTCTTTAAATAATGGACTATTTAATTTACGTAAATTCATTATTTCATCAGTAGAGTCTCGAATAATATTATTCAAGCTACCATATTGTCCAATAAAAGGTTTTATATAATTTAAAAATTCATCCATTATAACATTATCTTACTTTCTTTTAAGTGATCCTCATTTAAAAGAATAAATTTTAGACCTTTTTTATCACAAAAGGCTTTTGCGGATTGCCATTTTAGTATATTCTTTTGGAACATTTTCAATTGATATTCATAACTTTCATATGCTTTTAATGTGTCTTTCTTAGGTGGTTCAGGCATTTTCATTTCGTTTTTTGGTTTTATTTCAGCTACTATGCGTTGATATTTTTCTGGATCATTTTTATCACGCATCTCAATATAAAAATCTGGGTAATATCTGTGAAAACCGCCTTTTTCGTCTTGATATGGTATAGTCACCACTTCAGAACCCCATTTAACAATCTGTTCATTCATATCACAATATTGCATAAAAAAAAATTCCCATCGGGAACGATATGTTACTTTTTGTGGATTACCAATATATTTTTGTTTATTCATTAATGTATAGTAACCTTGATAATATTTTTTTGTTTTGTTAGGTTTTCTATTGTTCATTTATTCTAAATTATTTTTAATATTTACCACTTTTGTTTAAATTTCCTTCATATATAATGCCATCAATTTTTCTGGTTGTTGCCCATAGTGGTTGTAAATTATTTAAAGCACAAACTATATTAACAGGGGTTTCTCTATTAAATGCTATAAGTGGTATTATATGATCAATATGCCATTCACCATAATTATCCCAACACATACCATTAGTGAATAGATTAGAAATATGATTTTTTAAATCATCTGCGGTATATCCCAACATATCTATGGTATGTGAAGATTTTTTCCTTTCGAATCTCTGTAATGTTAAATGTAACACATTTCTCCACGCATAGATGTATGGTCTCTTTTTACGGTAATTATATGTTTTCTTATATTCTTTAAGGTAATCTTTATTATTTAAACGATATTCTTTACTCTTATTTTTGATTTTGTCTTGATTTTTATCATAATATTTTTTTTGATAATCATCAACCTTATTTTTATTACTAATAGTATAGTTTTTAACCCGTTCAATTATTTTTTCTTTATTTTGTTTATAATAAGAATCAGAATTATCACTACAGCATTTTTTACATACATTTCTATAACCGTCCTTTTTAATTTTACAAATATAAAAATCATCAATATTTTTTAATTGATTACATTTTTTGCATATTTTATTCATAAGATTATATATTAAAAATTAGAAAGACCTTTTCCATCATTACAAGAATTTATAGATATAATTTTAATATTATCTTTTTGATAACTTTTTCTATTATATAATTCATTGATACCATCAGCTATGCCGCGCTTGAATATCTCGGTGATGTATGGTAATGCTGATGAATATTTCTTTTCATTAAAATTTTGCCAGTTAGAAAATAAGTGTAATAGTCCTTGTTGAAGACAATCGAATTTATCGTCTTCTGTTTTATAAAATCTTTCCTTCTTTCTGATAATATTTTCACCGATGATGATGAAATAATTTTGGCATCTTCTAGTTAGATAACCTTTTCCCTTACTTAAAATAATTTCGTATAATAAGTCAGTGTCCTCAAGATAATTTGACATTAATTTTGTTATTATTTTTTTAAGTTTTACTTAAAAACGCCTGGAATGCTTGAAGGATAGTACCGAATCTAAAGCTTATAAAATCAAATATATCATTTTAAAATGTAATGCTACATTATATATATAAATATTTATCAATAATATTGGTACTCACTATGTTTCGAAAAGTTTAAAATATTTTTAAAGAATTTTAATTTTTTATTCAAAATATTTTGTATATTTGTTTGTTAATTGAATTGAGTTATGAAATGTCCTCACTGTAATAAAGAAATTGAGAGTAAGAAATCACTTGAAATTAAGTGGATTTCCACTCCTTTCACCGAACGAGTTGAGAAAAAACACGGTTGGTCTTGGGATGGTTTTGTGGAAAATGTGTTAAGATTTAAATTTTTCTTTGATAATGAAACGAGTAAAGTTTTTTTAATTGACTTGACAACTAATAACTCTATTGAAATTAAATCTGGTGCTTTAGCACACGGATTTGGTTTAGCAAACGAAATATTAAATAAATAATATGTTCTATAAATCTGCAATATTAAGATGGATTAAAACGATGTTCAAATACTCCGAACAACGTCAGTGGTATGAAACTTATTGGTTCTTTGATTTTCATGGTGTAATTTCTAAACCAGATTACAGAAAAAAAGAAAAAGAAGTAATATACTATCCTTATGCTAAGGAAACATTACAATATATCACTGCTAATCGTCCTGATATTGTTATGATTTTATTTACATCATCATATCCAGAAGAAATAAAAGTATATGTGGATAAAATGAAACAAGATAATATCATCTTTAAATATATCAATGAAAATCCAGAAATATCTGATGCAAAAGGTTGTTTTGGTTGTTATGATAAAAAACCATATTATAATGTACTTTTCGATGATAAGTGTTCATTTTCGCCAGAAAAGGACTGGAAATCGATTTACAAATATTTCAAGAAAACAAAATATAGACCAGACCCAAAATGGTCTTTTAAAAACATAGAAAAATACCACGGAAAACAAATTACCGATTAATTTCTGTGAATTTTTTATATTTTCTTTTTAACCCCACATTATCATAATTTTGATATATAAAATTGCCAATTTTTTTAATATCATCCTTTCTACATATTCTAAATTGTGAATATTTACTTTTATTCACGGTTCAATAAAATAAAAAAGCCTCTTTTTGAGGCTTTTTTATTAGTGGAAAAATATGTAGAGTTTGGTGTTGAACACCCAATTTATTGTTTTACTGTATTATTTACAATACTTTTATGTGATTTAATTTTTTCTTCTTTTACATCATTCAACTCTTTCAACATCTTTGCTTTATAAGCAATAAAATTATTATAAGTTTTTTCAATGTTTTCATCTTCTGTTAATAATTCAGAATCTTTCAATATTGCTATTGATTCATTGATATCCTTTAATTTTAATTCAATTTGTTGTTCTCTGTCTTCGAGTGTTCTCAACTCTTTCAATTCCTTAGAAAGTTTATTTTCTAAAAATGGTGTTAAATCATAATCTAAGTCTTGACGAATATCATGAATTAATTCTGTTGCATTTTCATACATATAGAATCTTGAACCATAACGAGTGTCTCTTGAATAAGCGTACATTTTATCTTTGTAATTGAAAATTGTTGCTTCCATATAAGGATTTAAAATGTTTGTAATTTTCATTGCTATATCCAAATCAACAAATTTATCGATATTATTGATAACTGCTTCGGCTAACAAATAATAATCGCGTTTCAATATAGGAACTATTGTTGATTTGAAAATAGTTTCTAATGTGGTTTCTTCATTTAATTTTTCATCATTGATATATAATGATTTGTTTTTCGTAGAGATACCAAACATAAGATTTTCATCCAATTTGAAAGTAATTCTTTCTTCTATAATATCACAAGTATTCATAACTTGTTCTAAAAGTCTAATTTGTCTTACTTTATCAGGATCTTTAATAAAATCTTCGGCTAAAACTTGTTTAATTTCGTTTTCTGCGATTATAAACCAACGATCTCCAACATATGCTAAATGACCATCATCAATTTTTTCAACGATTGTATAAATTTTTTCAGCTTTTCCTGAATTTTTAAGATTTTGTCTTTCAATAGGATTTGTTGTCATTTCTAACAAAAATCTCTTAATTTCTGGTACATAATCATAAATACTAAGTTCATTTAAAATTGCTTCCATTCTAGCATCATCATTTGCTTTGTTTATAATGTTTAATAATGTTACTAAAGGCTGACGATAGAGAACGCCTAAATTTTGTCTTTCAACTCTCTTGTAAAGATCTTTTAATTCATATATCAATGAATTATTTTTAATTTCATCATTGACTGATTCCAAAAATATTTTAACGCTTGGATCAAAAGAATATTGTCTTAAATTTTCTGTTAAAGACCAGACTGCTTCCTTTTCTGACATTTGATCAAAATTTTGTAAATGAATCTGTGCAATTCTTGATTCATCTAATTGATCTACTGTTAATTTATTTCTAAATTCAAATAATTGTAATTTAATACTTTTCATTTTCTTTTATTTATTTTTTGTTATATCTTTTACATTTTTTATTCGAGTAGATATAATAATTCTATATCTATATATTTATCGAAAAAAGTCATTTTTTTCTAATTTGAAATTTGAAATTTTTAAATTCGAGTATGAAAATTTGAAAACTTATATGAATTATCGCACTAAAAATAGAGTAAGATACTTACAATTTCTGGTAGACAAAAATTTAGATTAAATGATATGGAATTTTTAATATTTATACTCTCAACTGTGGGATTAACATTTATAATAACAATGTCTTACATTTTTAATCCTTTAAGAAAAAAAATGAATGTGATATGTCCTGTGATTGGTAAAATGTTGCATTGTAGTCAATGTACAGGTTTTTGGTCATCTTTATTAGTTCAGTTTATGATATTAATTTATAAAAGATTATCATTCACATTCTACTGGACAGATGTTTACTATATATTATATGGTTTTATTGGTAGTTTTATCTGTTATCTAATTTATTTGTTAATTAAACCATTAATAGACAAGTACGATTAAAATTTTCAATGCCAGCATCTGCTGGCAGAGTCAACAGCCCTTAGCACAATGTGTAACTGGTCTTAAAAAATATCTAATTGTTACCATAATTTGATTTATTTTTTTTATTCATCTACTATATCATTATCCAACATATTTGGCGTAACATCAGTTGAACCAGAAGTATTTAGTGATGTTCTATATGTATAACCAGACTGTAATTCTTTCATTTCTCGTAGGTAATCAGTCCACCATACTGGTCTTATATGTAATAAATCATCATCACTATTCATATCAGGACGGTTCACACCTAAATAGTCCCAATCAATTTCAGAATCATTATCACATATTTCTAAATCATCAGTTTCTATTTGATAGAGTGGATAATATGATTGTATAGTTAAATTGAATCTGAGTTCTTTTATCTTCTCCGATGTCAAGTTAATTTCTGCTGGTAATTCTATTGATTCATCATCTGGTAGAATTGCAACCGCATCAATCTTTAAACCATAATATTCAACATTAAAAAACATATAATTATATAAAAATTTAATCAATTTTTCATATGCTTTATATGCATCTGTTCTTGATGCTACTTTTATTTTTATTTCAAAATTAAATTTAAAGGGAATAGCTTTAATTTTTGATAGAATTTTTCTTGCCTGATCATTAATAATTGTGTTTTTGCTGATATATTGATTTGGATTTGCAAATTCTTCTGATGTTGGAGAGAATGATGTAAGTGTAACTTCACCTCTTGGAATATAATCAGTGTTTAATTCAACTCTTTTATCGGCTATGTCATCAACGAAAGCATCAAACGCAAAACGTTCATCTCCTGGAAAATTAGTGAAAAACGGAACTAACACCCTATATTTTCCAGTTAAAACACCATCCTTTTCAAAATAATTTATCCAACGTATTGACTTATTTAAAGTTCTGCATAATGCTATAGTGACCATTCTATAATAAGTATCATCAAAATTATATTTATTAATCATAAGATTTTTCTTTTTACCTATATATTAATAAAATTGAATCAAAATTAACAACTGACAAAATCTGTCAAAATATGACAAATATTTTTTAATATATAATTTAAAAAGAAGATTATGAAATTATATTTTAATTGTTCTGATAAATTATCGAGTAAATTAATGGACATAGCAGATAAAGAAAATTGTAACATATCAGATTTAATAGAAGAAGCTATATTAAAATTATATGATATATCTCTTTGTGATATACAAAATTTAGGTTTAGATGCATCAAAAATTACAAAATTAGAAAATATTGCTTCGTCTAATATTAAAAAATCTTTATATGCTTCAAAAGAATTTTTAAATAATTATGTTTATGTATATCTTGATCCAAGATATCCAGGAAAATATGATGTTGCCGATTATCATTTTAAATGTAAACCTTTTTATGTTGGTAAAGGTTATAATGATAGAAAAGATTCCCATTTAAATAAATCACATAATGATAGAGTAAATGATGCTATAAAAAAAATAAAAGATAATAATTTGACACCAATAGTCGAAACATTACATGACAATTTGTCATCACTCGAAGCACATCGTTTAGAAAATAATTTAATTTTTTTAATTAATCAAAAATATGAATTATGTAATATTAGTGGCGGTAAAAATTATGATGAATGTGAATGTTATATTGGTTTTATGGGCTTTAATAAAAATGATTATATTATAGAAATGCTAAATACATTTAAAACTAATAAGGAAGTTGCTAATAAATTGGGTATATCCGAAAGAACACTATATAGAAAAATAAAATCATTAAAAATTATTAAAAAAAATGGTGAATATATGACAGGTTAAATTTTTGGCATAAAATTTGAAAATAGACTGTTTAAAAAATAAAATAGGAGGTATAACTATGAACATTACAAAGTACAACAAAAACAATGGTTTGAATCTTTTCGAAGATTTTGCGAATGAATTTTTTGGTGGTTTTCCAATTTACAAAGAAAAAACAGCATCTACAAATGTGATTGAAAGTGAAAAGGATTACAATGTAGAAATTGCAATACCAGGTTTCAAAAAGGAAGAAATTAAAATTGATGTGAATGATGATGTATTGACAATCACAGGAAGTTATGAAAATTCTAAAAATGAAACAACTGCAAATTTTACAAAGAAAGAATTTTCTAAAAAATCATTCACAAGAACTTTTCAAATTCCAGAAGATGTTGATGGTGATAAAATCTCTGCAAAGGTAGAAGATGGTATTTTGAATATCAAACTAGATAAGAAAACACCTCAAATCGAAGAAAAGAAAACAAAACAAATTGAAATTAAATAAGAAAAGCCTGATTTATTCAGGCTTTTCTTTTTTTAAATCACTTATATAATAAGTGTGTTGAATCCATTTATTGGTTTTTACACCATTATCCATTCCAAACCAAATCGTAACTTCAATCCTTTCTGGTTCAATATATAAACCATTTGTGGGCATTTTAAGACCTATTATTATTCCAGTATCACCATCATTAGTTGTAACTTCTTGCCCTAAATAATATTTTGGTATATCTTTTACTCTTTCCAACTGTTTTTGATAGTCATTTGAATTACTTTCATTAAATTTTATTAGATGTTTCATAATTTCATTTTCTTTCTATTATATATTTAAATAAAAAACGGAAAAATATGACTTTTAAATATTAATATATAAATATAAATAAACAATTATACTTATGAAAAAACAAACTACATTTACAATTGATGATATAATAATGAAGGAATTCATTGAAATATCTAAAAAAATGTCATTGAATAGATCACTTTTTATTGAAAATTCAATAAAAGAATATATTAAAAAATATAAAGAAACAAATGATTCTAAGTGAAAAGGTTGAGGTTAAAATTAGTAGATCAAATATAACATATTATAAACAGTTTTATCCCGATATAAAAATCAATACTACAATAGAAATTGATGTAGATAAAATTTATAAATATTCTAAGTCTATTATTCACGTTAAATGTGATGTTTGTGGTGTTGAAAAATATTTAGCACAAGATATGTATTATAAAAACATAAAAAAATATAATTTTTATTCTTGTTCTAGAAAATGTTCACAAGAAAAAGTCAAACTAACATCATTAGAACGATATGGTGTAGATAATCCAGCAAAATCAGATGAAATAAAAAATAAAATAAAAGAAGTAAATAATTTGAAATTTGATTGCGATTATTCTTGGCAAAATGAGGAAATAAAAAATAAAATAAAAGAAACCATCAAAGAAAGATATGGAACCGAACATCACTTACAAAATAAAGAAATATTAGATAAACTTAAAAAAACCAATTTAGAAAAATATGGATTTGAATTCGCATCACAAAATATAGATATTAAAGACAAAATATCTAAAAATATAAAAGAATATTATAGACAAAATTCATTTATTTTATATGAAAGTTTAGTATCGGTTGATGATAATTTTTTTGTTTTTCATTGTAATGAATGTAATAATGATTTTGAAATTGAAAAATCATTATATCATAATAGAAAATATTTAAAAAATACTATCTGTACGATATGTAATCCTTATAATAATCAAATTTCAGATTTTGAAAGACAACTTTCAAATTTTATTGTAGAAAATACCGATGAAGAAATATTATTAAAAAATAAAGATATTATAAAACCTTATGAATTAGATATTTATTTACCAAATTTAAAAATAGCATTTGAATTTAATGGATTGTACTGGCATAATGAATTACATAAAATGAAAAATTATCATAAAGATAAGTCTGATTTATGTGAAAAAAAAGGAATTCAACTTATTCATATATGGGAAGATGATTGGTTATATAAAAATGAAATAATAAAATCTATGATTTTAAATAAGTTAGGAAAAACAACAAATAGAATATTTGCGAGAAAATGTATTATTAAAGAAGTATCAGATAATACATTAATTAAAGATTTTTTAAATAATAATCATATTCAAGGTTTTATTGGTTCTAATATTAAAATTGGTTTATTTTTTGATAATATTTTATTATCATTGATGACATTTGGGAATAAAAGAAATTTTATGAATTCAAATAAAGATATAGATTCATATGAAATGCTGAGATTTTGTAATATAATAAATACTAATGTTGTTGGTGGAGCAAGTAAATTATTTAAATATTTTATTAAGAATTATAAACCAAAAGAAATAATTACCTATGCCGACAGATCATATTCAAATGGAAATATCTACACACAATTAGGATTCAATTTTATTTGTAAAACACAACCAAATTACTATTATATAACATCAAAGAAAAGATACCATCGTTATAATTTTAGAAAAGATGTTTTAGTCAAAGAAGGATATGATAAAAATTTATCTGAACATCAAATTATGTTAGGACGAAATATTTACAGAATATATAACTCTGGAAATTTTAAATTTATCTACTCATCTTAAACCAACCAGATTGAGTTTCACCTTTAATTTTTTCTACAACCTTATCTACCAATGCTTGTCCTTGTGTAATCATATCGGCTGCGTTGTATTGGAAATTTCCTGGCATATTGAAATTAAATCTACCAATTGCTTCACCTTGACGAACCTTACATAATCCAATCACATAATCTTTGAATATTTGTAAATCAAATAATTCTTCCTGTTCAATTCTTACAAAACATTCTAATATTAAATTAGTATCAACATCAGTTAATATGTGTAATCGTTTATTAATGTGATTATAATCAAATTTCAATGTCTGTTTAGTCATTTTATTAATCTCATCTGAAAATGCAGAAAGAACTGAACGATATACACCTAATTCACCAACCGTTGTAACAAATGATGTTAAGAAAGGTTGATTAGTAACACCAAGATTTATTGATAGATGTGGTGCTTGTATACCTAATCTGAATAGTGATGGATCGCTAATTTTTACAATTCTTATAACCGATTCAAATTCTTCTGGCATTACAAAATATTTATATTGTGTATATAAATCAGTATTGAAGCAAGATAACGGTAAATAAAAATATATTCGCATTGTGGAAAACTGATAGTTCTTGTAAAAATATTCCAATGCGTGTTCTCTAACTAAACGTTTTACTTCTGGATCAGGAAGTATTTTTGGAAATAAACCACTAAAAGTAAGTTCATTCTGTACAATATCGATTAATTGTTCTATTGGTATCCAACCAGTTGCCATAAAAATAACTTATTTTTAAGTATATATTAAATTCATAAACCCGAAAAATTGAAATAATTTTTTAATATATACAAATAAATTATCAGTGCCTTTATGAAATTTTTGAAAATGTATGAAGATTTTAAATCAGATGAATTAAAACAATTATTAACATTGACTATTGATGACTTAACCTTCATAAATAAACCATATTTTGATATTTATAAAATTTCTGCTATGTTGGGTGATAAAGAAATCGGTTATATACAATATAAAAAACCATCTAAAAAAGATAAAAATTGTTTAGTTTTGTTAATCAGTAAAGATAAAAAATTAAGGGGAGACACATATTTTCCAAAATTATCAGTTATCTTATTGTTATTAGCACACGCAATAACAGGTAAATTGGTGGTTAAAGGTGAAGATTACACTGCTTCAGGTAATGCTTTTATGAAAAAATATGAGAGATTGGGTTATTGGAAGTTTATAAAAATTAGAAAAGAATCGACATTAACTAAATTTGGAATTGAAGAAACCGAAAAATATGCTAAAAAATTCTTAGACATAGAAAATATTAAATGGTCATAATGTACTTATATTTTAAATTACCAGAATCATAAATTCTAAAAATATTTCTTTCTAACATTATTTGGTGTTCTGTTTTTTCAGGATTAAAACCTTCTTTAATGAGTTTATCTTTTCTAAAACTATATCTATGTTTTCTAATACCATCTATAACATAGAAATAATTAGGTTTGGATTCAGAAATATATTCAAAACCAATTTTTTCATAAAGGTTTTTAAAACCTAAATCTCTACTAAAGTATGTATATAGATTATCATATTCATATTTTGAAATAAAATAATTTAATATTTTACTTGCACCACCAGTAATAGTATATCCTAATTTATTACAATATCTATATAATTCATATTCTTTACTATTACCTTTATTTCCCATTGCGTTTCTTATTTTACCGAATGTCATTATTGAAATTAATTTTTCATTATAATATAACCCTATATTTATATTTGAATTAATATTACCTTGTAAATGATTGTTATTAAGAAAATTTTTTTTATCATTATCATTAACAATTCTTATATCACACTTTCTTGCAAATATTTTTTTATTTTTAATATTTAGTTTATTCAATATTATAGATTTTACTATATCATTTTTATATATCCAAGAATCTTGCCATATTTGAATAAGTTCAATATTTTTATCTTTACATAAGTTATGTTTAATTAAATGATAATCTTTGGATTTATTTAATTCATTGTGCCAATATACACCGTTAAATTCAAATGCTAATTTTAATTCTGGTAAATAAATATCAAGTTCATATGGTGATATGATTTTTTTACTATTAAATTCAATATCACCTTTATAATTATCGACGATAAATTCTCTCAATAATATTTCTAAACCAGATGATGTATATGAATTAGGCGGAAAACACACTGTACATAAAGTAGTTTTTAAAAATTTTCTATTTGCTAATAACAATCTATTTATTTTATAATTATGATTTTTATTATTATCACATTTCATTTCATATATATCATCTTCAATGTTTATAATATTTGGGTTTTCTTTCAATAATTTATTTCTTAATGTTGTTATTATATTATGACTTATTTTTTCTTTTATTTCTGTACTATATGATGGATTTTCAACACCATACCTTTCTAAATTTGTTTCTTTTATTTTTTCTTTTATTTTTTCTGATGCAAATACATTTTCGACAGCATACTTTTCTAAATTAGTTTTCTTTTGCTTATCAATAACTTTTTTTGCTTGTGTAAAATGTTCTACACCATATTTTTCTTTGGATGTTTTATTAACACTTTCTCTATATTCTTCTGTTTGCATATAATATTCTGATCCAAAATTAATTATAGATGTTTTTTTAACTTTATCTTGTGCGCATTTACTGCAACAAGCATAATATCCACCATTTTTAATATTTTTAACATATTTTTGATATGATAATTCCTTTTCTTTATTACAAATATCACACTTAACTTCAATCAAAATATGACTTCCATTATTTAATTCTTCTGGATTTATTTCGACAATATCTTGCAATTTTATCTTTTTTCCTAAATTTTTGAAGTGTTCGATATTCTTTTTACTAATCTTTACTTTTATTTTATTTGTTAGTATCATATTGACCCTTATTTTTTTGGTGATATATAGTTATATATAATAAAATTAAAATGGTTTTTTTATTTAATATATAGTTTTATGGAAAAATATTCAGATAAATACATAAATGATCAAGATACATTAGATAAAGCCATTGTTGGTTTTGAATTTGAATTTTACTGTGATTATTCATATTATAAATTATTAGAAGTTTTAAATCACGAATTAGCGCCAATTAAAGTGAGTGGTTATAGAAAATATCATTCAACATTTGAACCAACAAAAGAACATTGGAAAATAGAACCAGACTTATCTGGTGGATTTGATATGATTGAATTAATCACAGGACCGATGCCATTTGTTGATGCAAAAATTTATATGTTGAAAGTATTAAAATTCTTACAAAAACACGGAAAGACCAATGATAAATGTTCAATTCACATAAATATATCTTTTGACAAGGAGAAAACTGAGAATATTTTAGATTACCTAAATCGTGTTAAATTAATTTTAAATGTAGATGAAGATTTAGTTTATAGATATTTCCCAACTCGAGAAAATAACTTTTATGCGAAGTCAGTTAAGAAATTAATTCCATTTAAAGATTATTCATACTCAACATCAGGAATGAGATTGATTGAACATAATTTAGAAATTCCCGATACTAAATATTACGGTATCAATATTAAAAATGCACATAAAGGTCGTCTAGAGTATAGATATGTGGGTGGAAAAGACTATCAATTCAAAACTGCTGAGGTATTAGAGTTGTTTGGTTATTTTGTTATTTTAACTTACAACTGTATCAATAAAGAATTAGATGAAAATGATAAAAAACTATTACATGATTATCTACATGAAAATATTAATATGTTCAAAAACTTTTTAAAATTAGATTCTTTCATTGCAGAATTTCCTACAATTAAACTACAAGTGGATAAAAATGATGATTATATGATGATTAAAACATATTACGAATCATTTTATAATGATTTATTTGATATAATCACCAATACAGTTGATTTGAATGATGCGATTATTAATTATGACACTACAACACAAAAACTTGAAATTGTCGATGCTTATGTAGATACAATATTTGATATGAGAAACATAATTATAATTGATTCTAATGTCAATGGTGGTTCTTATGAGAACTGTTCATTTAATAATTGTGATATTAAAAATGCTCATTTACATAATTGCAAAATATATGAAAGTGATATATGGAATTCTAAAGTTGAAGGTTCGATGATAGATCAAGCATCTATTGCACATAATTGTTATTTATACAATACTATGTTAGATGGTCAAATGGATGGTGGTGTTTTCAGATCAGGAAAACTAGGTCAAAACAGTGAATTAAAAGATAATGTTAAAGTGGTAACTGATGAATATAATTATTTCAATATGAGATCTGATGCAGGTGTAGATTTCAAAGCAAAAGTGAGAGAACTCGAAGATTTCGTTTCTAAGAATAAAGGTGGTAAGAAAAGAACTTTCTAATTATAAAATATTTAAAGACGTTTGAAGGAATAAGACAAAAATATACCAGAGAAGGTGATAATGTGACAGGTAATCGTTTTATAAATTCCAGATTATGCTTGGTCTGATGTAGATAATTGGGGTAGAATACTTCTAAATGGTGGTATGAGTGATGTAGCATTATCTTATATTACAGAAGATGATTTAAAAAGGTTGACTGGTAAATTTGAAGAAGATCCAGAAATATCATTGGAAGGTTTCACATTCAAAGCAGATGTAGAAGATTTAGAAAAGATAGTATCTGAAGATGATTTAGATTTAGCAATGTTTGATTTACAAACAAAAATAGACCAAAATGATGGTGGTAATTGTTCTATCTTTTTTAGTGGTGATGAAGATCCTGAAATAACAATGTAAAAAAAGCCAGATTAATCTGGCTTTTTTTCGTTATAAACTGTTGCTATATTTAGTTAATTTATTTTTTTCTTCTGGTGTCAATGATCTCATTCCGTGTCTTTTTATTTTTTCCAATATTTGATCAATGCTCAATGTAGGCATACTTCTGAATGTTTTACTTTTACTTGTAGTTTTTGATTTATTACCACTTAACCATCGACCTAATTTACGCATATCCATTTTAAATGCTTGCCAAGCCATTCCTTTATGTGTTAGTACGTAATAAAGTGTTACGCCTATCAAAATCATCCATACAAATCCCATAATTTTTATATTAAAACTGTTAAATCTCCGTTTAATTCATCTTTAAGTGCTTTTTCACCTAGTTTTGCTTTGACTTTATCAAGCCATACCTTGGTTTTGCATTTGACCATCCAAACAACATCATTACCTTTAGTTTTTCTAACACCTTTACATACAGCGCCTTCAAAAACATCATACTTACCATTCCATACATCATTAATGAAATCCATTGTAAGTTCACCTTGATATATCAATTCAGCAATATCTAAATGACCAAATTTATCAAGATATGTTTTAGGTGTGATAAAACCTTTTTTATATGCTTCAATGTCAAATAACACTAAATATTTTTCATCATTTGGATCATGCCATCCAGCAAATGAATTCTTACCATAATATTCAAGATAGAGTGTAAATAAATCAACACGTTTCAAATCTTTATCATCAGTGAAGATTCTGTTTAAATCTTCTGAATATTTATCCATAAAAATATCAACAGCATCACCAAAAGCTTGACTAGTTTTAGTAATCAATTGACCTCTTGAACCAAATTTCCCAAAACCGTTAGTAAATGCGCTTTTTTTAGAAAGTTTTCTACTATACTCACAACGAATTTGACTCCCATCGATTTTATCAAATGCCCATATCATTTCACCCATTGGTGCTTTTTTCCAATAACTCATATGTGGGTACTGCTTCATAATTATTTTATCATTTTTAATTCAAACCAATGAATATGTTCACTTTTATAAATACCAACCATTACACTACCATCGACTTTTTGTTCACCAATTCGCCAACGTAAATGTATATAATCAGTATGTAAAAGAGACCAAGACACCAAATCACAATCAGTATATACTAATTTGAAATGTTGTAATAGTTCTTCTCTTTCTATATCGGTTAATAGTTTTTTCATTTTTAAAAAATCAATCCGTGCTTAGCACATTCATCATAAAAATCTTTAAACGTTTTAATTCCAGAAAATATATTGATAATTCGTATATCTTCTTTCTTATCGCAATTGTAAAATACAATTGACCATTTAGTAACATCTTTGAATCCTTCACCATTTTCATCTGTCACACAAAACCAAAGTTTAATTTCTTCTCTTTCATTGACAAAATTAATAGTTCCAAATGGTTCTCGTAGGTCACCATTACATTCTCTCTTTTTACTAATCTTTCTTCTAATATCCCAATTATCAAATATTGGTATTAGAAGAAAATTAAATTTCGTATTTTCGTGTATTGTTTTTGTTGTAGTAAGTTTTAGTTAATAATTTACAAATATAAGGCAAAAGTTTTAAATAAAAAACAAGTTTTAAATTTAAATATATATGTATAAATAAAAAGTGTTTTATGTCATTAAAAAAATTCGAAGATTATATACAACCAACAGAAGCCAATCAACTTGAAAAGACCCAAAAGGTTTTTAAATATGGTGAATATAGGAAAAATTCTGATAAATATGCTAAAATTGTTCAGAGTATGATGGAATTTTTGCGTATGTACAAGGATGATCTTAAAATTTCAAGAATAGAAGATGATTTAGATCATTTTCAAAAGGTTACCAATCTTACAAACGATGAGATTGTAGATTTCATCAAGAATAATGACAAAACAAATTTAATATCTTTTGATGTTGAAATACATGGTAATAAAATAGTTTTCAGTAATCTAAACAATTCTATGAAAAAAAGATATGTTTGGGAAGAAAATACCAATGAAAGATTAACAGATAAATATGTTAAAACTTGGTTAGGAGATTTGGAAAAAACTGGAAAATTTGCTAATGGAGTAATTCATAAAACTAAAGATGATTTTATAATATATGAATACATCGACGATGATACAGGTAAAACTTATAGATATGAACTTTGCACACCTAAAAATCAAAGAATAGGTGAATATGACACATTCACAGAAGTTGCTGAAGGTTTGGTCGAATATTTAAATCAATTTGTACAAAAATTATAATTATGAAAGTTAAAAGATTAAAAGAAGAATTAGACCCAATTAGACTGAAATCTATGGAAGATTCATATTGGAAAGACTTGAATGAAATGGGTGAATTATATCCTGAAATAAAAAAACTCTTGAAATCTTATAGAAGTATAGAAGCAGGTGGTAAATTTTCAAAAGAATTTCTTGATGGTTATTTAGCAGCAATAGGTGATTTAAAATATATTAAGAAATTATTATGATACATCTTAAAACATTTGAATCTTATTATAATCTATCTATCAAAGATATTATTAAACAAATCAAATATAAAGTTGAAAAGTATGGTGGCTTTATCACAATGCAAGATTTACATGCAGATGCATCACCATCATATTCGGAAAGCCACAATCGAATAGATTTAATAGAAACATTATCAAATAACGATGTTTATGTTGTTGCTTATGGTGGATATAAATATCAAGATGTGGTAGATGAATATCAAGTTGAATATGAAAAATTAGAAAAAGATACACTGATTTACATATCAAAACTTTTAGATGATGCAATTGAAAATGAATTATTGGAAGAAGATCCAGAGATCGAAAATGATCCTGACATTGAAATATGAATATTCAAGAAATAATAATCGGTGTAAATAATTTTGAATTACGAATTGAAGAACATCCAAACATTTATGGTATTATAGATAAATACGGAAAAGATGAAAAAGTTTTTTCAATCAGATATTTTATTAATGATATTTACCAAGGCACTAAATTTGCTGACACATTACAAGATGCAAAAATTAAACTCAGAGATATCCTACAAAAATTAGTTGCATCTGAGTTGAAACGCAAATCAGTAATGACTTACGAGTTATTTAGAATTATTAAACAAAAGTAACATTTTCCTATATACCCTTGTAGATTAAACTTCAGATGAATTTAAATTAAAATTCATTCTATAAAAATTACTATTATGGAAAATGGACGATTTATTGTTAGTGGAATCCAAAAAAATCTGGACAAAAAGCAGAAAAGATACAGAAACTTTAGATATTATCTATAAAAACGAAAAAATCGGAGAAATAGAATACGATAAAAATTCTGATTTAGTAGGTAAAAAAATGTTTGAAATTGTATCTATTTACATAGATAAACCATATAGAAAATTAAAATTAGGTAAAGAATCGGTATATAAAATATTTGATTATTTTGATATTGAAGAAATTTGTTTAATGTCTGCCAAGACAGCTCTAAAATTTTGGAAAAGCTTCGATCCAAAGAAGTTTAGAAAAGACATCTTTATAATATCACATTAAAAATCTTAATTCAGAACTATAAATTTCACTGGGATATTTATCCCTGAAATCAGAATCTAAAATATAATTATCTTTTTTAATTTTATTCTTTTCATTTTCAATTTCAATTTTAAAAAATTCTAACAATATTTTTTTAATTTCTTCAAAAGGTAATGCTGGATTGATGCATAACATTTGATTTTCTTTTAAATATGAATATATATCTTTATCTTTTCGTAATGAATCCCAAACAAATATAGCATCTAAACTTTGATCCAATTTTAAAGTTGAAATATAATCAATTTCAAATATCAATTTTCTATATATTTGTTTACCCAAACCTATATTTTTAAGTATTTGTGGTAAACCAACAGGTATATGAATTCTATTAAAATGATTTGTTTCTATTTCTATATCAATATTAAAAGGTTTTCTTTCTCCATCAGGATATATAATTTCAAAATATTTATTTCGTAAATCAATTGGTATATCAGTAGTTAAATATTTACGTATCGCAGAAATTAATTCATCAGATTTACCTTTAAATTCAAGTTCTGTATATAATTTATTATTATCTTTTTCAAAATCCAAAAATTGGATTGAATCTTGATTAACTATCATTATTTTTAATTCATTAATTAACGAATTTAAGTTATTAACATTTTCTTTAATTTTTGTTATATCTTTTATCATTATATTCTTCCTTTCTAATTCTTCTGAATTTATTGAAAGTTTTTCATCTAAATATTCTTGATAATTTTTCATATATCTAAAATCTATTGTCTGTATTCCCATAATAGTATTTATTTTTATTTATATATAATTTTACTTTTATTGTTTAATATATAAAATTGTATGAAACATCTTAAATTATTTGAAGAATTTATTTTAAATGAGAATGACGGTATTCTTATTGTTGTTGATGTACAAAAAGAATTCGAAAAATTCATTCCGCAAGGATATGTTCAGAAATTAAATGAGTATTGCAAATCGTTCAATACGGTTTATCAAATTTGGGATTCTAATAAAGCAACTAAACCAAGTTGGAAATTTGCTAATGAAAAAAACGCATATGAAAAAAAATATGGAACGACAGCCAAAGATATACTTGATGTTGATGGAAATGATAGAACTGGTTCAATTAAAAATATCGCCGAAAGATTAAGTGAAAAATATACTAATGCAAAAGAAGGTGAAAAATTTAAATTAAAAGACAGAGAATCATATGTAGTGAGAGTGGTTAATAATCATAAATGGTTTTATTGTAATGAGGGTTTAACCGAATTATTTAACACATTAAAAGGTAAAAAGGTTGTAGTTGTTGGAGGAGCAGATAACGAGTGTCTTGAGGATGTTTATGAATCGATGGAAGCTTTTGGTGTTAAACCAATTTATAATCACGAATTTATTTATTCAGCCAAAACAAATCACTCACAACAGGTAAATCCAAAGATAAATTCACCACAAAACAAAAAACCCGAATAAATATTCGGGTTTTTTCTATAAATTGACCATATTATATCATATACCATAATTCAGTTTCAATATCAGAATTGAATAATTTAGGATTTTTATTCAATAAAACGATTAAATTGTTCATTTTTTCTAACAAAAACATATAATTTTCATCATTTCTAACTTCAGAATACTTATCATCACACTCTACTTGATTGATGTCAAAGTAGAATTCATTGTCAAATGTAACTTCTTCACACATTTTAACAAACAATTTCTGTAATTTTTCAGTATTTTTATTCATTTTTGTTTCTAATTATAGTACAAATATAATACATTTTAGGAAATAAAAAAAGTTTTTATTAAACTTTTTTCATCTAATTTTGGTAGTAATGTTATAATTTTTATTTTATAATTTTCACTAATATAATCATTAATATTAAAATAAAAAATTATTTCGATGTTATTTTCAGCAAAATATGCACCATATTTTCCTGGAGTTAATAACTTATGAACATTATCAGGAAAGATATAATCTAACATCCTTTCAATTAAATCATTAAATTCTTCAACTGTTTTGAAAGATGTTCTTTCGCCAATCTTTTTCTTAATATTATGTAATATGAAGTCATAATATTCTATTGCAAATCTAACCTTCTTTTTACCTGATCTCTTCTTTAAAGTATGATATTTTATTAGGTCTCTTTCAATTCTAAAATCTCTTTCTATTTCAGTTTCTATTTTATTAAAAACATCTCCTTCTATACCTTTTAATTTAGATATATCAGATAATCTGACTTCTAATAGAAAGTCTTTAAAATTTGTCAACATTATTAAGAATCATTTTTACTATATATAAAATCATAAAAATAAAATAATATATATTATAAAAAAGACACTTATGCCAAAGTTTAATTCTAAAAAATGGTCATTTGCTGAAATGACATCAAATACAAATGGTAAAACATCTGGGTCAGGAACAGCTGGTGTATTTACCATCGCTGTAGGTCTTATTGGGTTTGCATTAGGAGTATATGATTATATCTGGGGCACTCATACTAATACTGTTATGACACAATCGATTTTCGTTATTGTTATCGGTGCTGGTTTATTAGGTTACAGAAAATCGATTAAAACTACTGATATGTCTTTAACTGATATTGCTGGTGTAGATGATTCACTATTAGAGAAACCAAAAGATACTTATACTACAACAACCAAAACTGAAACAGTAGCAGGAGATGGTTCACAATTACCAATTTCTTAAAATCTATTCTTTCAGAATTCAACTAACAAATATAGCAAAAACTTTAAATGCCTCAAAGGGAACTATTTGTGGTATAATTAAGAAATGGCGTTCCTAATCAGAATCGAACTGACAACCAGAGTTTTAGAGACTCCTGTTCTACCATTGAACTATAGGAACAAATTATTGTTTAGAGTTTTTTAATATTCGCACAAATTTCGCCTAATCCACGATTGATTGATTCAGGAGTTGTGAGTATTCTACCACAACGACCACATGTACCTGAATGATAAACATTCAAACTTGCGTGAACGAAATTCTTATCAAGACATTTGAAGAAGAAATCAAAAGCTTTAAATGAATCAGCAGTTGTGGTGATTTTAGATTTCTTAGTTAATTTGAAATCTTTACGATTGAATATTGTTCCCAAATAATTAAAATTAGTTTCATTGTCAGAACCAGTTAATAAACTAACAAAGAATAAATCGTCTTTTTTGCTTTTAACGATTTTATAGGTAAAATACTTATTAGTGATAGCACTTTCCAAGGTAAGTGTGGCTTTTCCAGCGAAAACGAATTCTTTAATACTTGGTGTGTCTTGAAACTTTACTTTGTCTTTCATATTTTTGTAATTTGATAATACAAATATAGTAAAGTTTATCGAAAATAAAAAATTATTTTAAAGAAATTTCTCTCATGCCAATTCTAATTTTTTCAATATTATCAGAAAAATCTAAATCTGTAATCATTACATCATTTAAATATAATGCTCTCATATAGAATAACTCCATAAATTCTTTTTCATCATCTACCAATCCGTATTTTTTCAATAATTCATAAATTTTCATTTTTATTTTATGTTATTTTTTTGAAATAAAAAAAAGGATAACCATTTAGATAGTTATCCTTAATTCATATTTAAGTTTTAATTTTAATTTTTAACAAGTTCATATATATATTTTCCTATTAATTTTGATTTTCCTTTGATATAACTTAATGCATCATTATCTAATATAACTTTATCCTTGTAAAGAATTGATATAACGCCTATTTTTACATCATTATATGTTAAATATATATGATATCCTGATTTAATATCAGCTTCTACTAATCTCTCATACATATTTGTATCAAAATTTAATAAATCTTCTGTTTCCATATAAATAATATCACAGTTGTATGTTGCTGTAATCATATTTATTGCTGTAAAAGAAAATCCATCTACTTTTTCATTCTCAAATATTTGAACATTATCTCTCAGCTGATATAAAAATTTAATAATCATAGTTTCATATTTGGGTTGAAAATACCAAACTAACATATTATCACTTTTTGCATAATCACAAATTTCCTTAAATGTTCTGAAAAACTCATTCGCAGTTTTCAATTTTGGTGCTCTGAAAGAACTCAAATATTTTTTTAATTCATCCATTTTTAATGAACACTTTTTTACTTTAAAAAATAGGGTGATTAGTAGTGTTAATGTGATTGTAAATAAGAGGAAAGATAGCATTAAAAAATTCATATTTAATTTTTATTTATTAAACCAGAAATTGTTATGGTTGATTCTTTGAAAAGTTTTAATTGTTCTTCATTCATAATATATGCTCTGCTAAAATATTCAGCAACAACAAACCCTATAGGCTTATTATCATAATCAAGAATCAATCTCGAGTAATAAGCGCCTATACCATGTGACTTTAACATCTCATAAATAGTTTTATCTGTTTCTTTTAATTCTTCTGCATCACTGATAATAATTGGTTCTTTTGACAATATCAATTTGTTCCATAAAAAATTAGTTGATATTGGTATATTCTGAAAATCTTTTGATTTGGCATCAATACCTAGTTCAACTGCTTCGTATGTATTAGAACATTTTTTAAATTGTACTCCTGTCAAAGTTTTACCACCATTGTGAAATTCAAAAACTTGAAATCTATCTGCATTAAATTCATTTAATAAATGATAAGTTAATACTTGAACTTTGTTTGCTCTTTCTGCAAATTTACTCAAATCTGGTGATAATATTTTACCACTATCATCTTTTTCTTCAATTAATTTATCAATTAATGAATCTATTTTCTCCTCCTGTTTCTTTAATCTCTTTATAATATATCTAATCAAAATCATCGCCAAGAGAGAAAGTGCTACCAAGCCGACCCAAGCCACTGTATATTTATCCATCATTTCTAAAGGTTGTTCTGGTATGGTTTGTAGTAACATAATATTTTTTAGTTATTTTTTAAAAGTATATATTAATTATAAAAAATCATTTTTTAATGGAATTATATGATTTCCTTTATATATAAAGGTTATAAACATATAAAAAAATATTTAATTCTTTATGATTTCTATATCCGAAAAGACATTTTTATTGACTTTAATAATTGTATCAAAGTTTTCTAATTTCATTTCTGAATGATGGACTACAATAATATTGATATTATATGTTTTGGCAATATCTCTTAGTGTTTTAAGAGTTAGATCAACATTAATTGCATCCATTCCATCAAATAATTCATCAAGAAATATAATATTGGTATGATTAACTTCTAATATATTAGCTAAATAACTAAGAGCAATTGCAATATTAATTTTTTGAAATTCGCCTTTTGAGGTTGTTTCTGAATCAATCTCTAACAATTCTCTTTCAAAAATATCTACATCAAAATTATCATTTAAAGTTACATTGAACTCACATTCTAATTTATTTAATATTTGTTTCAACTTATGTTGTATGGGTTTAATGATATTACGAATGATATTTTTTCTAATACCATCATCTGAAAATATAAGTAATAACGTTGTATATGATTCATTTCTGTTATTTAATTTAGATAATGTGATTTTATATTCTTTTAATTTATTTCTTTCACCTTCCAATTTATTTTGGAACTCGATTATTGGTTCTTGATTAAATTCTTTCAATATATTAATTTGCCTTGTTAATGAAGATAATGTCACTTTTAGATTATCAAAATTAGATTGATTTATGTTTTTTGTTTCCCATATTTTCTGACTTTGATTCCGTAATGAAGTATCTTTTACAACGATTTTAGTTCGATAGTCATTTAATTCAAACAATTCTTTTTCGATTTTATCCAAATCTACTATGATTTCATTTAATTTTTGAAGATGAAATTCATCTTTCAATTCCGAATTACACACAGTACAATATCCAGATTTGAATATATCAATTTTTTCTTTCAGATCTTCACATTTATATTCTAATTTAGATATTTTATTATCTGTATCTGATTTCATTTTGCTTAATTTACCTAAATTGATATTGATTTTATTTGATTCTTCGGATGCTTTGTTTATATCTTCTTTTAATTGATTAAATTCTGGTTGTTTTGATAGTATTAAATTTTTTAATTCTTTGATTTTATCGGCTTTATTGGTTGTAATGTTAAATGATTTAAGTGTTTTATCATATTCTTCTATTTTAATCTTTGTATCATCAATTAAATCTGTGTAATGTTCAATATTTTTTTCATTATCTTTAAGTAATTCCTTAGTTACTGATAAGTATTTGTCAATTTTTTCTAATTTAAATAATTTATTAAGAAGATTTCGTTTATCATCTGCTGTAAGTGATGTAAAATTTTTAAATTCATTCATATCTAAAAATAGAAATGACTTAAAAATTTCATATGGATAACCAACTAAATTTTCTCTGTCTTTATCATTATTATAAATTTCAGTTACATTTTCTGAATTTTTAAAAATTTCTATTGAGTTGGGTTTGATGAATCGATTAATTTTAATTTCATCATTTTTATTATTTAGAAACTCGACTGATGAATAACCATGACGATTAATACGATTGGTAACTTTTTCAATTGACATTCTTTTACCTGTACGGCCTGTACATTTACCATAAATACAAATTTCAATCGCATCCTTGATTGCTGATTTACCAGAACCATTAATACCACAAAGTAAAATTAAAGATGAATTATCATCAAATTCTATACGTTGTAATTTATGACCATAAGATTTTATATTTTTAAATTCAATTGATTTTATTTTCATATTCATTTATATCAAAACAATAAAAAAAAGTTATCAAAAAATATTAAACTTTTGATAACTCTACTATCCTTTAGTATCAATCGATATCATAAAACCGAAACTCTCTATCCTTTAGTACTAATCGAGTTTGTGTACTCTGTAATCCTGAAACCTTTAGTACTAATCGAGTGTGTGGATGATGCATCGTCTAGATCCTTTAGTGGTTGATAAATTGGTGCAACATTATGATATACTAAAAAATAATATATATTACCTTACTACCAATGAATATTCCGCAATTTATTTCTTTTTATATGTGATTTTAATATTTCATCAATTTTTTTATATTCATTATTTACTAATCTTATCAATACTATACCATTATTTTTACAATATTCACTTTTTATATTGTCTAATTTTTTTCTATATTCTAATTGCCCGAATGTGTCAACAAAATGTGTGAATCCATCATATTCAATACAAATATTATACTTTGGTAAATAAAAATCAAAAGGTAATTTATATTTATGTTTACAATCATCAAATTTATATTGCCTTTTATAAACTATTTTTAATTTATCCAATTCATTTGCAATAAATAATTCGGTTTTATTTTCAGTGCAAATAGGACATTTGCAATAAGTTATATGACTACAAGGTTTTTGTTGAAATATACCATGGTATTTACATATAATATCGACAGGTGTATGTGCATCAACATATTTAACTAATGAATAATCATATGTATCACCATGAACCTCTTTTACCCTTTTAATAAAATATTCTGTTGTTTTTGTTCTAGATTCTCTTGCACAGAGTTTGCAACCAATAAAACCTTCTAAGTGTGATTGTGGAAATTGTTCAAATTCATTATTATGTTTTTTACAAATAATTTTTAATTTATTCCTGTATCCTGTATATTTTGTATTTGAATAATCATATTTATCTTTTGCTTTTAATAATTTTTTAGCTTTAGTGATAAATTTTTTGGTTTCTGTTTCATAATTTATACTACTATATCTTTCGAATATTTTAAATGAATATATCATAAATCTTTTAATATGTATTATCCGTATTTGCTTTATTGGGATTCGAACTAGTTCCGATTCTATCAACATATGGAAAATACAATTTAAAATCATCGATGGTTCTAATACCACCTGATGCTTTAATTTTTATATAATCAGGTAAAATTTTTCTCATAAATTTTACCTTTTCAATTTCAGCACCAACTTTAGCAAAACCTGTAGATGTTTTAACAAAGTCAGCACCAGCTTCTACACAAATATCACAGGCTTGTTTAACTTGGTCATAAGTTAAAACACCAGATTCAATTATAACTTTTAATATAACTCCATCTTTATGACAAACTCTTGCTACTTCTTCTACATCTTTCTGACATTTTTCAAGTGAGTCATCATCACCTTTCATTAATAATTTATAATTCAATACCATATCAATTTCATCAGCACCATCGGCAATTGCTCGTTTAGTTTCATTGACTTTATCGATTGTTTTATTGTTTCCTTTAGGGAAAGAAATAACAGTACAAACTTTAACATTTGATTTTTCTAAAAATGTTTTAGCATACGAAACAAAATCTGGTAGAATACAAACTGAAAAGAAATTGGCTTCTTTGGCTTCTTCACATATTTTTTTAACATCATCAATTTTTGTGTCGGGTTTCAAATAAGTATAATCTATAATATTATTATATTGTGTGTTATTATTATCTTCAAAAATATAAGATTCAAATTCTCTAAATTTGGTTATCATCGGTCTAGTATCAAGTTTTCTTTTAGTTTTATCTTTTTTTGAACTCATATCACATTCATCACAAGGATATGCTTGTTTAAATAGACCCAAAACGACAGGACAATCTTTATCATTATATTTACAACCATGTTCTGCACAACAATGTTTAATATGTGTTCCTATGAATTTAGGATTGATTTTTTCGTTGATTTTCATATAGATGAATTATTTTTAGGTATATATTAAAAAATTAAATTGATTTTTACAAGATCAAACTTTTAATGTGATAATATATAAAAATAATTGATATGGTTTTAAAAGGTGTATTGCAGAAAGTAATTCCTTACAATGGAATAGTATATTCGAAAGAGATATTTGAAAGAGAGTTTAAAAAATATCAAAGGATATTACGCCTTAAAAAATTAAAGAGAATAATAAATGAGTAATGTAACACTATCAAGTGGTAGTTTTTCACAGATATTTGAAAGAGAATTTAAAAAATATCAAAGGATATTACGCCTTAAAAAATTAAAGAGAATTTTATGTTATTAGATTTTGATAATTTATACAAAAAATACAATTTTGATATTAAAGGTATAATTCATATCGGTGCACATTATGGAACCGAGTACACATATTATGAAAAACATAATATTAAAAAAATACTATTTTTTGAACCACAATCACACGTCTTTAGAATACTTCAGGAAAATTTAAAAGGAAAGAATGTAAAACTAGTTAATAAGGCACTGGGTAATGATAACAAACAAGTAAGTATGTATGTTGAAAGCGCAAATAATAGTCAATCGAGTTCGATTTTAAGACCACAAAAACATTTACAACAATATCCCTGGATACAATTCAATCGAATGATTGTAGTTGATATGATTAAACTAGATGATTATTTAGGAGATTCAAAAACATATAATTTTATTAATATTGATGTTCAAGGTTATGAATTAGAAGTATTCAAAGGTGCTTCAAAAATATTAAATAATATCGATTATATTATATCAGAAGTTAATTTTGATGAGGTATATAAAGGTTGTGCAAGAGTAGAGCAATTAGATGAATTTTTAGGAACTTATGGATTTGAAAGAGTTGAAACTAATCCCGCAGGGATTTCATGGGGAGATTCACTTTATATAAAATATAAAAATTAATATATAAAGATAAAAACATTTTATGAAAAAAGTAAATACTGATATTTTTATAGAAAAGGCAAATAAAATTCATAATGAACGTTATGATTATTCTTTAGTTAATTATAAAAAATCAATTGAAAGGATAAAAATTATTTGTAAAAAACATGGAATATTTGAACAAACACCTAATGTGCATTTAGGTGGTAGTGGTTGTTTATTATGTGGTAAAGAAAAAAATGATAATGATAAAAGACACACATTAGAATATTTTATAGAAAAAGCAAATAAAATACATAATAATAAATATGATTACACATTAGTTATTTATAAAAATTGTGAAACAAAAGTAAAAATAATTTGTCCTGAACATGGAATATTTGAACAAATACCATATCATCATTTAAGAGGTGTAGAGTGTTCACTATGTAAAAAAGTTAAATTAACACAAGATATATTTATAAATGAATCAAAAATAATACACGGTAATAAATATGATTATTCATTAGTAGAATATATAAATACTAAAACAAAAGTAAAAATTATATGTCCGATTCATGGTAAATTTGAACAAAAACCTTCCAATCATTTACGTGGACGTGGTTGTAAGATTTGTAATGATTCAAAAGGTGAAATAGAAATTAAAAAAATATTAGATAGATATAATATAAAATACGAAAAACAATTTAAATTTAAAGATTGTAAAAATATATTTCCTTTACCTTTTGATTTTTATTTACCAAAGTATAATATATGTATTGAATATGATGGTGAACAGCATTATGAGTCGATTAAATACTGGGGAGGTGATGAAACTTTTGAAAAAATAAAATTACGAGATAGTATTAAAAATGAATATTGTAAAAATAACAACATAAAATTAATAAGAATTAAGTATGATGAAAATATTTCCGAAAAATTGGAGGAAATATTATGAAAATAAATTGTATAGGTGCACCATTTAGTCACGCACATTCATCTACTTGGTGGAAAAAATCTAATAATATAGAATGGATTCATAAATGTGATTCTACTATACCACTACAGATGTATATTGATCATGGTATTATTCATGGTTTAGATAGAAATTCTAAAAATAAATTTGCTTGGTTATTGGAATCTAGATCTATATTTGATTCACAATATCTAATGAATCGTTATGAACAATTCGTCAAGTCTTTTGAATTAATATTTACACATAACACATCATTAATTAAACTTAATCCAGAAAAATTTAAATACGTACCAGCCAATGGTTACTGGATAGAAACACCAAAGATATATGATAAATCAAAGGTAGTATCAATGGTGACATCACTTAAAAAATTTACAACAGGACACAATAAAAGATTTGAAATAATGGATAAGTTTCGTTTCAATATTGATTTATTTGGTCGTGGTTTAAAAGAAATAAAATTAAAAGAAGAAGGTTTAAATGAATATATGTTTTCGTTTGCAATTGAAAATGATAAGTATGATACATATTTCACCGAAAAAATATTAGACTGTTTTGCTACGGGTACAATACCAATATACTGGGGAACTGATAAAATTTCAGAATATTTTAATAAAGATGGTATAATTATGTATGATGAAAATTTTGATATTAAAAAATTAACAAAAGAATACTATTACGATAATATAAAAGCAATCGAAGATAATTATAATAGGGTATTAGAATACGAAATACCAGAAGATATTATCTACAAAAAATATTTATGTAATTATGAATGATTTTAAGATGCAAATGGTCAATAGTATAAATGATGATATAAACTGGATTTTATTAGAAAAATTATATAATAATCATTACAATAGAGTTGAAAGAACTGAAAAAATTCCTAAAATTATACATCAAATATGGTTAGGTGGTGAATTTCCTTCTAAATATAATGATTTTAGAGATAAAATGATGTCAATTAATAATAATTGGGAATATAAATTATGGACAGATGTTGATGTTGACACATTTGATTTGAAAAATAAAATTTTGTATAATAATATAAAAAATTTAGGAGCTAAAAGCGATATTTTTCGTTATGAGATACTTGAAAGAATAGGTGGATTATATATTGATGTTGATTTTGACACAATTAAACCATTTGATGATTTATGTTCTTTGGATTTTTTTGCAGGAGTAGGTCATGTCGATAAACCTGAAGTTTTTAATTCTCTAATGGCATCTATTCCGAAGCATAAATATATAGCATCATTGGTTTCTGATTTACAAACAAAAACACATATTGATGATAGTATTGGAGGTGTAATGGAAAATACTGGACCATATTTTATAACAAGAAAATTTTTTGAGGTTATATCGGAAGAAGACAACGTAGTAGTTTTTCCGACGAAATATTTTTTTCCTTTTCCTGCTATATATAGGCATGATGTTATGAAAATAGATGATAAGGAAAGAGCAAATAAATTTGTTTATAGTTATAATAATGATAAAACATATGCCATACATTTATGGCATACAAATTGGCAAAAATAAAATATTTAAAATGTTTCAATTCAATGCAGATTATAATATATCCGATGAGGTATTAAGGTTAAAAGAAAAATTTAATATAACAACAATAATAGAGACTGGTACACACCACGGTCAATCTACAGATTGGTTTTCAAAAAATTTTAATGAAATTATTACAGTTGAATTATTAGATAATAATTTATTTTATGCAAAGAAAAATTGTGAAAATATTAATAACATTAAATTTAATCTTGGTTCTTCGATTGATTTATTACCAGAAATAGTAAATAATAATAAAGATAAAAATGTCTTGTTTTATCTGGATGCACATCCAGATACTATTTCAAAAGAAATAACGCCATTACCATACGAATTAGAATCAATAATTAAAATGAATATTAAACCATGTATTTTAATACATGATATAGATTTAAAATTTATTAATTTCACAAACAATTTGGAATCTATATTACCCTATGCTGATAAAATATATGGAAAAGATAATTACAAATATTATACCAATGAAAATAATATGGGTAAACCAAAAGTGAAAGTATTATATATTATACCAAAATGATAGAAACACCAGAAATATTTATAGTTAAAACTAATCACGAATATCCACCTTTCAACAAAATGATATTTGAAGATTATTTTTATAATTATTGCATCAAAAATGATGTACAAACTGATAGAGAATATCTACCAGTATTATGGACTAATTTTTATATAAGTAGAAATTATGTTCAAAATATAGATGATATTAAAGACTTACAAGAATTTATAAATAAATTAGATAAAAATAAAAAATATTTTACGGTTGTTCAGTGGGATGACGGAATACTTAATAATATAGAACATTTAGACATTAAAGTGTTTGGTTCAGGTGGTGGAGGAGATAAAGTAATATCAGAAAAGAATTTAGGTTATCCTATACCTTTAATTTGTCAACCTAATCCTAATATTATTAAAGATAAAGAAAGAAATATAATATGTTCTTTTGTTGGTGTTATTAGACATAATGTTAGAGAACAGATGGTTAAAAAACTTATCACTAAAAAAGGTTTTTTGATTCAAGAAAAAATAGGATATGATAAATTCAAAGATATAATGGAAAGAAGTATATTTAGTCTATGTCCAAGGGGTTATGGTGCTACATCATTTAGAATATGTGAATCATTACAACACGGTTCAATTCCAATATATTTGTATGATAAAGATTGGACACCTTGGAAAGGTGAATTTGATTTTAATGATATAGGAATATTGTGTCATATAGATGAAATTGATAATTTATCAGATATAATAAATTCTAAAACAGAACAAGATATTAAAAAATATTTGAACAACGGAGAAAAGATATATAATGAATATTTTTCGTTTGAAGGATGTGCTAAAAAAATAATTACTAAATGTTAGATATAGATAAAATATATATTACGCATCATAAACCTTTAATAGAAAGAAAGGATTTTTTATTAAAAAAATTCAATGACTTAAATATTACAAATATCGAATGGGTTGAAAATTTTTTACCTAATGAAATCGAAGATTTACATAAAAGGATACTGGCCGAATATACATTTAATGAAAATAATACAAATATAGTTTATGATATATGCTTTCATATGAATTATTATGGTAAAACAGATTTTATTTATCCTGAAAATACAGGTAAACATATCACAATAACAGAATTATCATTATATTTGAAACATAAATATGCTTTAGAGGAACAAATTAAAAATAATTATAATCACATTTTAATATTGGAAGATGATGTTTGTTTGCCTATAGGTTTTATAAATTATTTTAACATAAGTATGAATGAATTCAAAAATAGTAATTCTGATATTTTGGTAATGGGTAAATCACATAATTTCACATCACGACATATTCAACCAGGAAAATTTATTCATTTTGGAAAAAATCAACTTACAAGATGTGCTCATTGCATCATATATAAATTGGATGCTACAAAAAAAATACTAAAACATTTAGATTATATAAATTTTCAATGGGATTTTAAATTAAATGAAATCTTCATTAAAGAAAATATGAACATTGCTTGGTCTGAACCAGGTATTATTCAAAATAGATATTACAACTCAACAATTATAAAATAATATGGAAATTAAATTCGCACCGATGATTAATGATTTAGAATGTGAAGTCAGATATATTAAAAAAATACATTCTTTTCTAACAAAAGAATTAGATGATGATTATAATTTAATAATTGCTAGAATCAATAATGGTAAAGATTATCAAATGTATAAAGAAATTATTCCAAGAGATAAAAGAAATATTTTAATCTTAGTTTCTGATGAAACAGGAACTATACCATCTATGAATAGTATAGAGAAAGTTTTTAGAACATATAATCATAAACGTTTATATGATATGAAACGAATATTTCCAATACCTTGTGGTTATTCTACAGCATTCGGTTATGAATTTAATACAGATATTTATGAAAGTAAAGATGATTGTAAATCATTACAAGACAGAGAATATGATATATTCTTTTCTGGACAATTAACTACAACTAATCGACAACAGATGTTTATGTCAGCAAACAAATTAAATTTCAAAAAATTGATTAATACAACAACACAATTCGCTAGTGGTTATAAATTATCAGATTATTATTCGTATTTAGGAAATTCTAAAATAGCACTAGTTCCGAATGGTGTTGCTATTCCTGAAAGTTTCAGATATTTTGAAGCATTTGAAAGAAATTGTATTGTAATAACAACGTATCCAAAAAACGATGAATCTTTTAATCATTGGTATTATGAGAAATCACCTGCAATATTTCTAAAAGATTGGAGTCAGTTAAATGAAACTTTAGTTAATGGTTTATTAAGTAGATTGGATTATTATGATATTGAAAATAAAAAATATTTCAATCAAAACATATCACCAGAAGCAGTTGCTAATTATATGTTAGATAAAATTAAAAAAATAATATGAGAATTGCATTTCAAACAAATCAATTGAGTTTATATGGAACAGAAATCGCATTATACGATTATGCATATTTTAATGAAACTCTTTTAGATAATGAATCTTATGTTGTAGTTAAAGAAGTTCACACATTTCCTCACGATAAAACTGTGATTGATAAATTTACACAAAGATTTCCAAATAGGGTTTATTTCTATAAGAATCCAGATGATTTAGAAAGATATTTATTAGAAAATAAAATAGATGTATTTTATTCTATAAAAGCAGGTGTGAATGATGGTGTGATGTCTAAAAACATTAAGAATTGTATGCATTCTGTTTTTCAATTTTTTGAACCACACGGAGATGTATATGCTTATGTTTCAGAATGGTTATCAAACAAAATGACTAATGGAAAATATCCATTTGTTCCACATATGATAAATTTACCTGATACTGATAAAAATTGGCGTTCTCAATTAGGTATTCCTGTTGATGCTGTGGTTCTTGGACGTTATGGTAACTACAATTCTTTCAACATACCTTTCGTATTACAGTGTATCAATGATGTGATGGATCAAAGACCCGACTTGTATTTGTTATTAGTTCACACATCACCATCTTGTGAATTGAATAGAAATTTAATTATAAAAACACATAATAGAATTAAATATTTACCATCGATATCAGATTTAACAAAAAAAGTAGAATTTATTAATACTTGTGATGCTATGTTACACGCTAGAATAAACGGTGAAAGTTTTGGTTTAGCGATTGGTGAGTTTGCATCTAAAAATAAACAAATTATAACTTGGACAGGTAAAGATGTTCAGAAGTACTATCATCACGCACACGACACTGCACATTTAGAAATGCTTGGTGATAAAGGTATCTATTATAATGATTACAATGATATTAAAAATATACTTCTAACTTTCAAACCAGATAAAACTCAAAATTGGAATGTTTATTCTGATAAGTATAATCCAGAAGTAGTAATGAAAAAATTCAAAGAAGTATTTTTATGATAAGTATTAATTTAAAGGGTAGATTAGGCAATCAAATGTTTCAATATGCTATATGTAGAAGTTTAGCCGAAAAATTAGGTTATAATTATTACTGTATTGATTTGAAAAATCAAATATATGAATTTTTTGAAACGCAACAAGGAATTTGGGATGGTAAACGAATCGGTGTATTAGATGACGAACAATTTAATAAAATAATCACTAATAAAGACGAATATGATAAATTTGTTTTGAATACTATTTTTAATGTAAAAGATGGTACATTTCTTAATGGATTATTCACCAAATTGATTTATTTTGATTACAATTACGATAATGTTAAAATGTGGTTCACCCCTAAAAATTATAATATTGAATTATATAATGAAATAATTAAAAAATATAATTATGATGATTATTATTATATACATTTTAGGGGATTAGATTTTTTGGATATTAACGGATACAATCTTCCTATTGAATATTATAATAGGTGTGAAAAAGAATTTGATGGTTTGAAAAGTGTTGTAATTACAGATGACATACCGACAGTAAAGAAATTTTTTGGTGAAGAACAAGAATGTATATCTAATGATTATAAAACAGATTTTGTATTATTGTTAAATTCAAAATATTCAGTTATTAATTTTTCAACTTTTTCATGGTGGACTTCATATTTAAATCAAAATAAGGAAGTTTTAGCACCTTATGGTATGTGGAATGGTTGGGATGTCGAATCGCCTTATTTTTATCCACAAAAAAATGTGAAATATATAAACAAATGAAATTTAAAGTAACCTGTGCATATAATAGTGATTTCAATATTTATAGTATTGTTAATGATATATGGAATATTGATGGTAAATATGATTTAACATATGGTGATGATTATACACATTTAATTATTTTTAATAGTCCAAATTGTAGAATTAATATATCAAAAGAAAACATTTATGGTTTTATTCAAGAACCTAGTTGGAAAATCAATTTAATGAATATTAGTAATCTATCGTCATATTGTAATAAGATATTTTATCCGAAGAAAATTTTTGAAAATGTAATTGAAAGTCCAACTATAATGTTACATCATTGTTGGTTCAAACCACAAAGAGGTGAAATACAATATCAAAAATTCAACACAAAAACTTTAATAGAAAAAGAACATAAAAAAGATAGAACACTTTCTATTATTGTTTCCAATCGGCAAGATATTTGTGAAATCGGTGATGATAAATATTATCGTCGACAAAAATTCATTGAAACACTTTTGAATAGTGATTTAGATTTCGATATGTATGGTTTGGGATGGAATCTAAACGACAATCGTTATAAAGGATATTTATTCAATAAAATTGATGGTTTATCAAGATATAAATATTCAATTTGTCTTGAGAATTGTAATGAAAATGGTTATATAACAGAAAAATTTATAGATTCATTATTAACAAATACTATTCCGATATATAACGGCGCACCTGATATTGAAAAATATTATCCAAATATGTATGAATATTTGAATTTAGAAGGCGATGTTGTTAATGACATTAAAAAAATTATTAGTTTAGATAAAACTTATAATTTAGAAATTGGTAGAAAATTATATACTGAAAAATACAATCCATTAAAAATTATCAGTGAAATATGATACATAGTTATGGTGATTCACACGCGAAATTTTCCTTTTCAGGAATACCTAATGTTATAACGCATAATATAGGTCCAGTAACAATGGAGAGTGTTGGTAAAAATAATAATATCAAACAAATTAAAATAATGTTCACTGATTTTAATATTAAAAAAGATGATATTGTTATTTTTTGTTTTGGCGAAATTGATTGCAGGGTTCATATAAAAAATAATATTGAACATATCGATATAATAACAACTAAATATATAGATACAATTTTAGAATTAAAAAAAGAATTTCCTAATATATGGATAATGAGTGTGATACCACCAGCATATAGTAGTGACTTGATAATTAATCAACAATATCCATTTGTAGGTAATGATAGTGAAAGATCAGAATATACAAATAGAATGAATGTTTGTTTAAGACGATTATGCGAAGAAAAAAATATAGTATTTTTTGATATTTACGATGATTATAAAGATGAAAATGGTATGTTAAAACCAGAACTATCGTATAATAAAGAAATTGCAGATGTACATATAGGAAATACAATTTTTGTGGAAAATAAACTAAAAATGCGATGAAAGATACGAAAGATATTATATTAAAGTTTTTAAAACAAATCGATAATAATATTGAATATGACACACAATTAATTACAGATGGTTATATTGATTCTTTAAATATGGTTAATGTAATTGTTTTTCTTGAACACACATTTAATATCAAATTGAACGATGTAAAACCACATAATTTATATAGTATCGATAAAATTGCGGAACTAGTTGAAATAACAATGAATCCTTGGGTGGAGACAATTATACAACCACCTTTAATAGATGGACCAGATTATAATTTAATATTAAAAACAGATGAATATAATCTAAAAGATATCGAACCTGTCAATTATATTATTCCAATTGGTGATACTTGCGCACCATCAAATTTAATTACATGGAATAACGCTAGAT